GTATTCCATTTTCTATTATATTAAGATATAAATTCTGCTTTTATAACAGTTATATTTGAGACAAGATATTTATAAGTTTCTCAAGCTATAACTTGAAAGGAAAGAGTATGAGTTGTAATTCAATACGCATCCATACTGCTCTCTTTTGTTTGAACTCAATTCACATATCAAAATATATAAGCAGCTCAAGTGAAAGTTCAAGTAACCTCTACAACTCAGTCTTTAGAAGCTGTATATGTTACATTATTTTCAAGATTAGATCTCCCCTTAGTAACTGGAAGTAAAAGCTCTACTAATACTTCTGTTTCTGAATGTATTGTTCCTATTCATTTACCTGAATTTAACATATTTATATCTCAATTAGATTGAGCATATAATCTAGTTCATAGAACACCAGTTACAATAGGTGTTCGTGTCATTTTAAACCATAAATCGTGGCTCGCTGATTGACCTACTATTTGACCATATGGGTAAGAATTATTATTTGTTTTAACAAGGGTTAATGTAGTATTGGATATGATTTTTAATGTATAAGTTGTTGATTGACTTAATGTAGCGGGGCTACTAAAAACATACGCCGTATGTCAAGTGGCTGTAATAGTGTTATTATTTATGGTCGCAGAAGTAGCTATAACAGTTCAGCTTCCATTTATTACCTGTAGATAAGATGTTCCAAAAAATGTGGTACTCGTACCCGACCTTACAGAGAAAGAATTAAGTTGCGATTTTTGAGTAAGACTAACCGTTTGTTCAATTGTCGTTCAAGCCTGTCAAGTTTGATTAAAACCAAATTCTTCATTAACTTGACTACTTCAAGGTCACTCTAGGGAAGTAAGTCCAGTAAATCATCCTACTATACCAGATATAGCTACATCTATATCATCATTAGCACTTCATCCATTAATAGATACTCCAAGTATATTTGAGTTATTATGATATAATTTTCATATATTTCAACCCGTACCCCTAGATACTGCCTTACTAGCAGAAATAGTTTCTCACGCTGGTAATTTATATGATAACACCTCTGGAGTGTCTCCTCAAGAAGCCTCGGCACTAGTCCATACACTACCATTACTTGTAAGAACATTTCCCGAAGTTCAAGGAGTAATATTACTAGGTACAGTTATATCTGAACTTCAATTAAACGCCACTCAGTTTATTGTTCTTGCCGTAGCTAGTATTGTAGCCGTTCCAGCATTTCCCGTTACTGATGTTTGGTCACCAGTATTAGTTCAAGAAGTATTTCCTATTACTGTTTTTTCAGCATCTGTAACATAATTATCATCTTCTCATTTAGTTGGCTCTTTTCAATCAAGTGCAACTTGTAATCAAGCAATAGAAGCTATGGAAAGTGCATCTAGTGTAGATTTATTTATAGAGATAAAATCTACAATCTCTTGAATAGTATCTAATGTCGTATCATCTGAATTAACTAATGTCTCAAGAGAAACAAGTCTATCATTTAATATCTTACCTTGGCTTGCAGATAGAGGTTTTGTTGTATCTGTAGATATAAGTACATCTTGTATATTAGATATAAGTATTCTAGCATCTACTTTATTATCTACTGTAGCTTTATCATATACATCAAGATTATTTCTTGCAGTAGCATAGTTAGATAAATCTGATAAATTATTAACAGCTAACATATCTCATGAACCTTGCCCATCTTCTCAAATATATTTTAAATATAATCAATTGAATGCAGAAGCTGCAGGACGAGTAGCAGAATTAGTAACTAACTCAGCTCTCCATTGTAGGCTTTGATTTGGAGTAGCAGAAGATCATGCACCACTTGAGTTTGTTGCATATGATATATAGAGATACTGAGATGTACCATCTTGTCATCTGAGGTTAGGAGTAGTAACTACCTCATCTGGTCATTCTGTCATAGAGAATACTATGTCATATGATCCATCAAGATTATCATCAAGTGTTATATCGGTTATACCGATACCCCTGTCTCATTTGAAATAATCAATAGTGACTGTTATATCTGGACCGGTAGAGAATTCATATACTAAGTCAAAGGTTTCATTTACAGCATCTACATTACTTGTGATAGCTGTGATATGTCTTCCCTCTGGACCGATGAGTCATACATTATAAAATCATCCTGCTATTACAGCAGAACCTTTTGTTGGCTCATCAAATATAATCTTTGTAGTATTTGCGTCTACAGCTTTGATAGTTTGTGGAATAACTTGTTCTCCATACTGATTATATGTATGAACGAATAAGAACTCAGAACCTATGTTATGAGTGATTGTCCATTCTAATTTAGATGTAGGTTGTGGGTGGTATATACCCTCAGTTCTAATTTCTTGCTCTACAGTTGGTCCAGAAAACTTTCATCCAGTAAATACTATAAATCATTCTTTCGCTTCTGTGAATGTTATTTTAGTATGATTGGCTGTTAAGTTTTCTATAGATACTACATCAGATGATGGAATAACTGTATTGTTTGTATCATAGATTTCAGTAATTAAATCTATAGAATTTAATTGATGATATATATCCCAGACTATTTGAGATCCATTACTTGAATACTTGAATCAAGTTCAAGGCATGTTTCATAGATTTGCATTATCTTCCATACAGATAAACATACCTGTTATATCTATACCTCATTTAGCACATCCATCTGGAGCTTGTGGAACTCTATATACTGTAACTTGTATTTTAGATGCATCAGTAAAATCTAATCCAGTAAATGAATTAGCTCATAGTTCAAAGTATCAATTCTTTTTAGAGTTTGATATTACTTGAGAAGAGTATGCAGATTCAAATCTTTCAGATACTCATCCATGAATATTAAATACTTTTACAATTGTTTCTATATAAACAGATGTAGCATCATCAAGATTACTTGTAAATATTTTTACATTGTCTACATCGTCATATCAATTGATATTTGTTATTTCCCCCCAGAATCAAGATTTACCTCCATCAGATAATGTAAGAAATCTTTTTGTGTCTTGAGTATTGATATATGCACCTTGATATTCAGTAGGCCATATAACAGCAGATTGACATGCTTGTAAAGCAAGTGATCCTGTTACGAATGATTCTACAGTTATAAGATTTGGATCATTAGGATTTGGTACAAATTTAACTCATGAACCCGGTAGATATTTATCTATAGGTCAAGCCAATGTAATCTCATCTAATTGAGTTTTATATTTATCTTCAAAGTTATTATCAGATAAATCTTTTCATGAAACTTTATCTACTTTAGTATCAAGAGCTAATGCAATAGCTTTTTCTGAAACATACTTAGTATCAGATGCATTATTAGTTGCTCTGATAGTTGTAAGTATATTACTTACTAATTGGTACACAGAAAGATCTGGCTTATTCTTTATGAAGTTTATTGCCAGAGCATTCATTTGCCCCCAGTCAGATTGTACTTGAGCTGCAGGAATAGTAGGTTTAGATTTTATAAAATCATCAGCACTTGGATCTGTTTGATTCCAATTGGACTGTACATTCTTATTAGCAGTTTCATCAAATGAATTTATTTTTGCAATCATTGCATCTGATAATCCAGAACCAATTGGTAATGTTTTGGTAGGTGTAATAGATTGTAATCATCCATTTGAATCTACTTCTATTCTTGCTATCTCAATATGATTAAGATTTTCTACATCAGTAATAATATATTTATAGTTTCAGTTATCTTCTACTACATATAAGTAATTGAGAGTATCAAATATTAATTCTTGATCTGGATCAATAGTAGAACCTGTATTAAGTTCTGCAAGATTCATTTGAATCCCATCTATATAAAATGCTCCTCAGTTTATAGAGAAGTTAGATTGGTCTATTTGATGTATAGCATTTTGTTCAAATACATTTTCTAATAAATAATTTATATATCCTATTGCTCCACTCATTACTTGAGAGTTTTTTGGATGTGATACAGGATTAGATCTATTAGTATGATATGTATATACAGTATTAGCATTTTTTCTATGATAGAATATTCTATCTTCTTGTCATACAACTCATGGTTCTAGAACCAAAAATCCCATATCTCATGGGTGTTCTTTGGATAACTCTATAGCTATCTCTCAAGTAGATGTTTGAGGGATGGCACTAAGAATATATGATTCGTAGTTGTATTGTATATTGGTAAGATTCATTTGTGAATGTATTTAATTATCTTAAATAGTATACACTTCTGACATAACTATATCAAGTTATTCAGAAGTATATCTTGCTTTAATTTCAGTAAGAACTCTTTTTCTTAATGAATCATATCTATCTTTATCAGTATTTTTTAATTCTCAGTATTGATCTGTAAACTTTTTCCAAAGAGTATTCGCAGTTTTTTTAGCCTTATCATCTTTGAATCATTCGTCTTTTGCTGCTTGATCTCTTTGTGCAGGAAGTCTATCCTTTTCTATAGTGTCACTTTTTCTTGGATCTCATTGAGCATCACGAATTCATTCAGTAGTATCATTAGGAAATACTTCACTTCCATCTTTATTGAAGTTAGGATTACCTCTATCTTTTGCTGCGTTTCCTTGCTCTAGAATCTTTTGTTTAAATTCTCTTTCATTATCAGATAGATCTTCATCATTTTTCTGGAAGAGAGCATTTGTTTTAGCATCAAATTCAGATGAGTCACTAGCCTCTCTTGCAAGTTCTCCATATATAAATGAGTAACTAGCATTAGGATTCTTTTGAATAATCTTTTCTACTGAGAGTCATAGTTTTTCAAATCATGGTATGCTTACCATCTTTGCTCTAGTATAAGCAGCTTTCTGAGCAAGATCCATACCTTGGTATTCTTGTTCAGTATCTTGAAGTCTTTCTCTTTGGAGTCCTCGTTCAGATTCTTCTATACCTTTATTCCTTACAATTTCTTGATAGAAACTTGCTACATCATCAATTGCTTTTTGATTTCATTTCTTTGCTTCGTCCAGAGCATTCAGTATTGGAGCGAATGCATTATCACGAATAACATCTTTAAATTGATCTATATTAGATTGTATTTCAAATTCTTGTATACCAATATTTTTTAAATCAGCATCTATAGTTCTATTATTCTCAAGCTCATATTGTTCTGCAGTCATTATGTTTTGACCATACTTAGCTATGATATCATCTTTAATAGATATCTTTTCTCATTCAGATAACTGAACTCATTGTGATCCTGCTTTTGCTGCAGCAATGTTTGCTTGTCTAGATGCAATACCTTTTTGTCTATCAGTAATATCAGAGAGCTCGTCTCTTCTTTGATTATCAGATATATCTTTATAATCATCTATTACTTCTTTTACATCATCTTCTCGTTTTTCAACTCTATCAAGCTTAGGTGCATCTCTCTCTATGGTTTTATCTGATATCTTTTTTCAGAATTTCACAGAATTTTTAGCAGTAGCATCTGCAATAGCATTTGCATTTTGCTCTAGTTTTTTACCAGTCTCATTAGCTTTATTCATATTGAAGTTGTTTGATCTTCAACCTATTCATAAATTCATAGTGCTATCTTTTAGACTTTTAAGTCTATTAGCATCTACTTTTTTTCAAGCAGCTTTATCTTTTTTCAAAGAATTGAGCTCAGTAACTAAATCTGTTTTTTTCATAATGTTTAATTAGATTGTAATGGTTCGTTTATATAAGGTTTTGTTTTATCTGCGACAATATAGCTTCATCCATATACAAATCTATTGATACCATGAAAGCTGAATCTCCAGAATCTTCATAGCTTGAATATGTTATTCTGTATGCTTACTACATTACCAGTATATCTTGCGATATTTTTGTGTCAAATTTGCAAATGTGATGTGTCTACATGATTATCAAATAAATAATTATCATATGGTAGAACTTCTTTTTTTAATTGATGACCTATTTCTCTTTCCATACTGAGAGCAAGCCTTAGTCTGTCATCATCATCTCATTGTTTTTTAGCACTTGTTATTTCTGGATGAAGTCAGAATATAGTTCTAATTATATTTGGTCTTATAAGTTCATATTGGCCTGTGACTTGGAAGTTTATTTCTTGTTCATACTCTTCTCATAGATCAGTATATCATTCAATCTTAGATACTCATCCACCATATAGGTGTTTTCATTCTCAGATTTTATATATCTTTTTATTATAAGTATGAAGTAACCAATGCTGATATTGTTTATCAAATTCTACATCTACAGTTTTTCAATCATTAGTCCATAAGAAATGCATAACTTTATCGTCTGCATTTACAAATACTTCTCATCCATCTAAATCCTCAAAGAGTCATCTGGAATTAAGTGTTATGTTTTTAGTAACGAAATCAAATGATAGATTATCTGTACTTACAATATTTACCTGCATAAGTTGTTTATCATCTTGGAGTATGAGTAAACTACTATCTTCAAATATATATGAATATTTTGAATAGAGCTCTGCAGTATAATTGAGTGGATATGATATATATGATGATACACCATCTATTCAAGTAGACTGTGTATAGATACTGTTTTCATTCTTATCAGACATACCTATAAGGTACTTACCAGAATTTATAAGCTTGTATCATCCATCTAATCTAAATCTATCTAGTGGATAGAATTGAGTATTATCATCAAATGTATTTCTTGAATAGAATACTTTACCATCAGATAATATAAATATACCTCAGCTAAAGTTTACTACATCTGTAACAGGGCCATTGAATACTTTTATATCATGAGGCTGTGCTTGCTCATCTAATATAAGAACATGAAGTCCATCATTTGCTCATACACAGAGAGTAGTTCAGAAACTTTGTCATGAAGTAATTACTACATTATTTCAATTAAGTGGAAGAGAACCACGAGAGTTTGTTCCTATAATATATAGATGGTTATCATCTACCCATTCTATTTCATTAGAACCTCATTTTAATATTCCATCTTCAAATGTTATATAATCTCATACAGCTACTTGATCTCAGCTATATGCTATTTTAATATATCATCCATCATAAAAATTAATTTCATTATCTTCTGGAAGATCTGTTATAGCTACATCAGATAATTCTGGAGTTCCAGATATAGTAAATGAATCTTTTATTTGTCAGTATGGTCATCTTCAAAGAGCGAACTTTAATGGAGTGTTTTCTAATCTTTGATATGGACCGGCTATATCTTTGATCTCGCTGCCAGTATCAACTGATACATACATAAACTCATCTTTGTGAGATAAGTAGTATGTGTGTCATTTTATGAATACACTATCAGTATAATTTCTATCATCTATATGATATTGTTTTTGTCATAGTCTTTTATCTAGGAAGAACTTCTCATTATAAAATCCCTTATTAGTTTCATAATAAGGTTTTACAACTCTACAGTTATATATTTTTTCATATATAGAATTGAGGGAGTTTACTTGGAGATTAAATTCTAATCATGTTATCATAGGTTTATAGATTGATTATCAGTTAGAGAATCATCTTGTATAAGTTCTCGTAATCTTTGTTCTGCATGACCATGGAAATCATACTCAGATGTTTCTCCGGCCATTAGATTAATAGGAGCAGCCCAATCATATACTTTCTTAGTAAGTGCAGGAATAAAACTATGAGGCAATGGTAGTATATTTTGAGATCACTTAGATCATTCTACTACATCTGCATAGTCTCGCCATATATATGCTTTAATATATGTGATAGTTATTTCAGTAATATCAGATGTTGTAGTGATAACATTTTCTCAATGTTCAAATGCATACTCAGTATTATTTTTAACTGAGTATAATGTTGGATTCATTTTTCATGATACATCTGGAGAAAAACATTCCCATGATTTTCTTATAGGATGTTTTGTTTTAAATATATTATATCTTCATTGAGTAGAATCTGGTGTAAGAGTTTCAGTCTTATAAAGAAATGTATAGTTATCTTTATTGTAAATATCCTGTATAGACATATTAGTATACAGCATAATTGCATCATGATCTGCTAGGTCTGGAAATCCCCTTTGCATAAAGAAAGGGTTTATCATTGATAGGAACTTAGCATATGTGAGTTGGTAAGCCATTGGAAAGTTGTTTATAATATTATTTTCATTATACGGAGTACAAGAGTATTTGCAAAATAAACAAAAGCTCCCCATTTCTGGAGAGCTTTCTTATAAGAGAACTACTGACTAGTAGTTTATAATTTTCTTATATGTATTTGGGAATGTCTGTCCACCAAATATGTTTGCAATGATCATAAGCATTTGATACTTAACACATTCTACAGAAGTTTGAGGAAGCTTTAGAACTGAGTAACCATTGGCCATAGTTCTTGTAAGCGTACCATTTGCATCCACAGACATGAATTCTGGTACTTTAAATGTTACAAGATGTTTAGGCATAATATACCCAACAGCTCTATATGGTTCAAGTTTGTTTAATGTATGAGATACAATGAATTCTACATTCTTGAAGAATGGAGAAGTAAACTTAGGGAGTCCAAAGGCAATTGTATTTTCTTTGAGCTCGTAACCTCCAAGTCCATCTTTATAATCCATCAGATCCTCAGTAAGCTGAGTAACCATTGTATCATTGATGAACATCGTAGCAACTTCATTACCCTTATAGACTGGTGCAGAGTTTGCATCATTAAGAATTTTCACAAGATGGAAAAGTCTTTTTCTAGGAGTATCAAGTGCAGTAAGAGTAGAGTAATCAATGATTGCAGTACCTGCTCCATCTCTTGTCTCTTTACCATTTACTACATGATCTAGACCTTGAGTCTCTGATTTTGATCCTGCTTTATTTCTACCAAGGTAGAATGCATTTGCAAAGTTAGAGTTAGATCTATTTGCGACTGTAGAGAATTTACTCTTTACATATTCTTGAGCATCAAGAACCAATCTTTTTTGATTGATATCACAAGTTTTGAATTCAACTGATCCACCAAATCTTTGGAAGTAAGATTTAACAGGAGTCATTTCATCATCTGCAGCACCTCTTGTAATCTCTTCACACTCTTCAATAGTAGTGTAAACATATACAATAGTGTCTCCCTCTTTTACAGTTACAGCAGTATCTACTGTAATTGTATCATTAGCTACATCAATAGAACTAATCTCTACTTGAGCTGCTACACCTGCAGAACCGATAGCCGGTCTGATAGCTATAACATCTCCTGCAGCGAAGTATTTCATATCCTCAGCAGGGATTTCAAATGTAGTTCCTGCAGTCACATCAGCGACTACCTCAGAAGTTTCTGTAAACAGACCTACTTCATACCAGTAAACTTCATTTTTTCCGACAGTCATGTCAGATTCAATTGCACCGATTTTCTTAAAACCTAGTGCTCGTTTTTGAGCATAAGTAAGTTTATTCATAAACTTACCTCCGTTATCAAAACGATTTGGATTATCAAGACCCAAGTACATGAGCTCTGGATAATCTCTAATAAATGGAGCTATAATAGATAGCCCTTTACTCGCAACATTGTCTAAGACAGATTGTGGAGTAGTAACAGTACCAACAGCATCAGCCATAATTTTTATAAATAGGAAATATAATTTTACCTATAGTGTGAAAGTTTGGTTGTTGTTTTATAGTTCTAGTTCAAAGTCATCTTCTCAGCTCTTGTCTTTATATTTAGCATTAGAGCTATTGTTATAACTTTCAACAGCAGAGATTTTATCTAAATCAGAATCTATCTTTTCTTTATCCATGTCTTTACCTGTAACAGTTTCGTACATGTCTTTGAGAACTTGAGAGACTTTACTCTTAGAAGCTTCATCTCAATTCATCGCTTTCTCATAATGCTTTACAGCTATAAGAAGAGATGGATCTGTGAAGTTTCATCCGAATGCTTCAAGCTCTGCATTCTTTAGAGACATATCAGCAGTATCAGACATAAGTTTCCTTATGGTTTGCTGCATCTTCTCTTGATTTTCTCGGAGTCTAGAATTGTCATCCTTGAGAATCTGAACATTAGCATTATCTTTTCACAAGTCTTTCTCAAGATCTTTAACAGCTTTATCAGATTTTTTCTCAGATTCATCACTATCATCATCCATAGAATCTAATAGCTTTTCAATCTCATCTAAATCTTTATCTTCACTAGATTTTTCATCTTCTTTATCAGAAGAGTCATCATCAGTTTGCTTGTCTTTATCTGCATCTACTTTATCATCAGTAGTTTTGTCATCAGTAGCATCATCTTTTTTATCGGAATTGTCTTCTGAATCTTTTTCTTTTGAGTCATTAGTAGCATCTGCATCAAGTGCATCAGCAAGATCTTCATCTTTTTTATCATCTGATTCATCTCAGATGTTATCAAAGTCTACAGATCAACTACCAGAATCTAATATCTCAGTATCTGGAGTTTCGTCAAAATCAAAGTCTAGTGAATCGTTATCAGCCATTATTGCTCGTTGTTAGATTGTAATGCATTCTCATAATAGAGAATTATGTTTTCACATATTTCAGGAAGTCAATCATACTTGATTGTTTCACTGTGTTTGTTTGCTGCAAGTTTTGTTCATACAGAGGACCAGTAATATGCCATTATGAAACTGACTAGGTTCTCTATATCTTTAACATTCATTGCTGCTAGATACTCTCATATAAATTTATAATCAGTATCAACCAAATTAACTCAAGGAAACATATTTCTAATTAATGCCCCCTTAGTATTCTCAGTATATGTTTTGTCTTTCTTATTGTCAATAATTTTTTCTCTAAGCTTATTGAACTTATCTGAATAATCCATAAGTATTTGTTATGTGATATATAATTGAATTATATTGGTATTATATATAAAGCAAAAAAAAAGCTCTCTATTACTAGAGAACTCTTCTTCAACAACCTTGTCTTTTACTACAAGCAGATATATCATATCAGATATAACATTGTAGGTCAAATTATAATATTGCTTTAACTTGATCCATAAGATTTATATCTTCATCTTGTGATGTATCTATATTTTCAGATTCTAATAATGAATCAATATCATTATCTTCTTGTACTCAAGCTAGAGTTTCTTGTTCTTCTAGTTTTACTATACTATCAAAATCAAAGTCTTTTCACATAAGTGCTTTAATGAGCTCATCAAGATTAACTTTATCTCAAGCATATTGTAATATGAATTGAAATACTTCTTGAAGTGTTCCTCTCTGTGCTTCTTTTTGAAGTTTATCTAGAGAGTTATAAGTAAACGAAATATTCTTTTCATTTATAATAGATTTTATATCTAGACCATTTATTTTAAATGTATCTATTACTTCTTTTTTTCATTGAGTCTTTGTGATTCTTTCTACTACTATTCATAGTTGCTCAAGTTCTTCGGTAGTAAAGAATTGTAAGTACATGAGAATCCAGTTACGAGATGTATCTGCCATCATCTGATCTATACTATCTGTAATAGGAGTAAGCTTAGATTTATATTGATCTAATATAAGATCAACTCAGCCAGCTACTCTTTCTGCTCTACCTTGTCATCCAAGTATATATTCATTTACACCAGATCTTTGTTCTGCTGTAGACTGTACAGCTTGCATAAAGTTTATAGGAGCAAAGTCTGTAGTACCAAGAGATATTTTTTCTATATCACTCTGGCCATTAGTTCTAAATACTTTAAATGATTTGAAATCTAATGATCCATTTTTTCATATTGGTAGATTACCAGATACTTTAAATAGAGGTCATAGTGTAAGTTTAATATTGTCTAAGAATGAATTCCATAACATATTCTGGATATCTTGTAATCCTCATAGATTATCTGCAATACCATTTGCATTACCAGTTCAAGGAATACTTGAGAACATTATTTCTCTAATATCTCCAAGTGCATATTTTCTTTTTCAATACCATAGGATATTTCAATTGATAAATATATATGACATATCAGTAGTTTTATATTCTACTAATTCAAAAGTAGATTCCTTTTGATTTAAGAAATAATTATTCTTATCTTCTTTGATAGAATCATCAGCTACTTCTACTCATACCTTTCTAGATTTGATTTGTGGTAAATCATATGGAGATGTATTTGTAGATGCATCTGCTCAAGGAATAGATGGAGTATTAGATGACTTTAATCTATCTGAATCTATATAAGATTTTAATAATTGCACAGAAGATGTAAGATGCTTTACTGAATTGTAATCATAATTAGAAAATCTATTTCAATAATTATCTTTAGATTTATCTAATATTTTTTCAATTTTTTTAATCATTGCACTTCTTTTAGAGTCATCTATATCATCCATATAAAGTGGAAGAACTTTATTAATTATAGATTCTCATGTAGAGAATGTTCTAATAATTTTAAATGGAGATTTAGATAATCATTTAGATCTCTCATACATAACATCAAATACAGACATAAATTCCATAGATGGTATTTTTACTTCTGTTTCAATATCTTCTCAGAGTATTTTTTGAGTTTCTTTTTTTCTATATATGAAATCTCTTGAGTATGCTTTTCAAGTAATGAGACATTCTTTAGCACAATCTTTTAATGCTTGCTTTCAGCTTCATCTAAAATCAAATGCATCCATACATGCTTTTTTTAATTTTGATTCAGTAATACCAAATTGATATCAGAAATCAAATATGTTAGCGAACATAGTATCTACTACGGAAGATACTAAAGGATAACTAACATTTGTTTGCCAAGGTTCAATAGACGATTGTCTCTCAGCTATAAATTCTAAATACCTCTTATAGTTATTTATGAACTTAATGAAATCATAATTGTGGAAATCACAAATAGTATCTCTTATAATTTGCTCTACATCAGAAATTTTTTTCTTAGTTTCTAAATCAAGTTTAGAAATTTCTTCTGGTGTTAATATTTTTTTTTCCATATTTATTAATACATTCAATTATAATATCAAGTTGATGTCTCTTGTTCATCATTATATGCGTAAACCTCAGAGTTATCAAATTCGTTTCAGTATTGTTCCCAATCTTTTATTTCTACTAATCAAAGTATTAGGAATATTTCTAATGCAGCATATGCACATGATAATACAAGATCATCTTTTTTCTTTCACTTACCTTTATAGAGAATAGTCTCTCATCTTCATGACTTCATTTTTACAAAATTTTGAAGTTGTTCTATAAGATCTATGTTATCTGCAGGAATTTTTAATATTCATTTGTAAAACAATCAAGCAAGTGTGTTTATTATTTTACCTTTACTACATGTATAGTATCAATTCTTTTTATTATAATTCAAGTCTCATGTTCAAGTAGATTTAATCCAAGCATCTACGACCATCTTTATATCCATTTCAGATACAGCTTCTCATACTCAAGATCTATCTCATATAACAATAGTGTTAGGGAATTTCTTTTTGTATTCTCAAGCTAGAACTAATTGATCTCAATACTTCATATTCTTAATCTTCTTTGATTCTTCTACTTCTCTATGTTTGATATTTATAAGAGTGACACCACAGTTATCGTCTAATTTTCAAAGATCAAATCATAGAACTCTTACATCTGTGTCTTTATATTTTTCTCTACTGGGATTTACTATTGCTCAAGTAATATCAAATACATTAGATTCCTCTAATACAATACAATATCATTTAGCATAGAATTCTTTATCTCATCATTTTCTGAGAGTATCTTTAATTCTTTTTAATATCTTAGTATATTCAGCTTCTTCTTTTCATTGTCGTAGTAGTTCATTCTGATCTACAGTAACTCTCATACCATTCATGTCTTCATTATCATCTTGCTCTGCATCTATAAGTAACTTATAGAACCAATGGTCTACAGGAGTTTCTTCATTGATAGTAGATATAATAAAGAAGTTCTCAGTTTCAAATGCAGCTCTTTGATGGAATGATGTCCAGAATGCATCTGGTATTCTTGCAGCTTCATCTATGATTGCAAAGTCTGCAGCTATACCCTCTCAAGCAGCAGTACCTAGATCTGAATTATTTCATCTAGTAATAGAGAATAATGACACGAACTTAAATAGGTTTCAAGTTATGTTACATTTAATCATAAATCATCTTCTATTGATTTCAAATGCAGGCTTTCAATTACTAGGTATCTTATAATCAATAAGAGTTCAAAGCATAGACTCTATATAATCCATGACTTGATTACCAATATCTTCTTTATTAGGAACAAAGTATTTTATTTCTCTATAATTCCTACCACCATATCATGGTTTAGGATTGAGTAATTCTCTCGCAACTAACTTTGCAGCAAGGTATGATTTACCTTGTCATCTTGTTGCAGCAATAACATTATATTTTTTCCAGTTGAGTAATACTGATTTGGACCATTCAAATAATTTAAACTTTGCATGAGCCCTTAATAGATGGCTGTATGCAAATTGTCTATTCTTATCTCATATAGATTGATTTACATATCATTGTTTTATCTCTGCTTCTAATACATCCTCTAATGAAATTTTATCTTCTATTGAATATCAAGATTCCATACCATGTGCATACTTTTTTCCTTTAGGAAATGATGCAAATTTTACAGTCTTAGTTTCTACATCATAAATAACTCATATCTTTTTTACTACTTTTTTAAGTATGTTATATATGAGATCATCTATATTCCTTTCTTTTGCTATACATCACAGATAGTGATTTACAAATGTTAATGTATCAGCTTTTACTTTTAGCTGCTCATGATCTTTTGCATTATGTATAGGGAGAGAGAATGTAAGTTTGTTTTTTCAAAAGAATTCTTGTAAGAAGAAATCTTTGAACTCCAATTTTATGTTTCTATATTCTGTAGAATTATAATCAGAAAATATTTCTGGAGAGATAACTTTCTCATCTTCCAGAATATAATCAGATTTGTCTCAGTATATTTTTACATCATTCATTATAACTCATTTGTCATATATGAATCATGATAAGAATTTTATAAATGCATTATGCTTTGTTTCAGTAAGTCATCATACATTCTTTTTAGGAATTTCTTTTAATGAAATCATTAGTATTCAAGTTTAGAATCTTTTGCAGGAGATTGAAATATAGCAATATTGATTTGAGTATCAGTAAGTTTAGCACCATGCATCTTGAGAACAAGCTTAAGGGTTTCAAGTATAGTTTTATTATCTTGCATCTCATCTCATTTATTATTGAGAGTTTTAGCATCTAGTAATTTTTCAATAGTTGCTGCAAGCTTTTCATCATTCACTCAAAGTTCTTCTAATTTTCATATGATTGATCTTACTACATTCTTTGATTGAGAAAGCTGAGCACTATTCGTACTCAGAACTTTTCATGTCTCTCAATCTATTAAAGCATTATTAGTCATTGTTTCTTGATAATGGTAAATTTGGAAGTAATCATCTACTTCAACTTCTGGTTGTTCTTCTAATTGGCCTTAGCTTTACAGGCTTTAAGGATTTTTGTTTCCTTATCTTTATAAGGTTTTTTCTTATTTGTGCAATCTTATTTGGAGCTTGCTTGATAATATCCTTACTAAAGAAATCTTCTACCATAGCTTGAATAACATATTTGTTATAAGCTTTTACATTTGCGAATTTCATAGGATTTATTCTGAATGATTGTGGTTGTCCTGTCTTTTTTGTTTGTATAAACTTTCTAGGATTATCAGAGATGTATCATTCTTTTCATTCTAGCATATCTCTTATAGGAGCTACTTGATCTGAAAAGTTTGGTCTACCTCATTCATAAGAATTAGATTTGAATGGTTGTTTGAAACTTGAGAAGTTGCTTGGATTATAACTATATCATCCAGATTTATTTCTCTTAGTATATCAAGCATAGTTTACTTGATTACTAAAACTATTGTTATCTAGCTGTATAGATGATTCTGAAATATCATACAGAACATTTGATACCCATCTTCTTACATCTGGAGAAAGTATAGTTTCAAACTTTTCATTATCACGAATAAGTTCTTGAACATCTTTCTTAAGTCACATGAATAATGCAGCTTTGTGTGCAACCTTAGCCTGTGGTCACATTGTAGATGTATCTATCATATCTGCATATCGTAATGCAATCTCTAATCATTGTTGTCCATCTGGGATGTAAGATGTAGATAATGCAAGACGAGACTTTAATTTAGCGACTGAGGTGTTTCATTCTTTAAGACCATTGTTTACTATGTAATCTGTAACAAGACCCTTAGAAACTATATTAGTTGCGTTCTCATCTCTATATTTATCTACATTCTTTATGACATCCATATTGTTTGTTTTGATTTCCATATCTAGAATTCATTCCATAACAGGACCATCAAGAGTTATAAACTCTTTATATTTTTGTAATGCTTCATATTTGAGAGCACTATATATCTCTTCTGGTAATTGAGAATATCCTTTTGGTGTTTGTTGTTTGTAATCTTTTAGATCTTTTCATCTCTTATCCATATGTGCATCTACTAATTTTTGAACTATAAGTCCAGTATTTATATTAGATTCTACGGATAATAATGCTATAGCTTTCATAGCTGCATTAGAATTGATTCATTTCGGATCATTGAATACATCCTCAAAAGTCATTCAGTCAGCTTGTAAGATAGCTTCTAGAGATTCTGTTATCAAAGTATCTGGCATAGGATTCCATAATGGTGTGCCATCCTCTCTGTATTCTAACTGATCATATCCTTTACTATCTAATGTATTTTTTACTTCATTATATCATACAAGACTAAAGAGAGTATCAATGTTATTCTTTTGAGTTTGGTCTAATAATAAATATTGCTCTGCTTTTTCTAGTGTATCTCACTCAAGAGTTCCAAGTATATTAGAAAGCTTGTAACCATTTTCTCATGAAAGACCATAGTTAAATATTTGTTGTATGCTTTCTCTTTTTTTAAGTCTTTCAATATCTTCGTATGCAGCTTTTTGTAGAACCATATAATCTCATTGAATTATAGGATTTACAAAAGGACTTACAACTACCATCTTAAATAATGATGGAAAGAATCATATTCTTTCAAAGTTAGCATATCTTGTACCTTGTTGTAATACTTCATTGATCTGTGCTTCTGTGTTAGGTATTCATAATCAGAACATCTGTACTCATGAATTATCAGATAATGTATTGTACATATCATCTGCATCTACTAATCCATTGAATCTTGTAAATCATAGAGATACATTTTTACTTACTTCAATAATAGAGTTCATAATATCTGGATCATCAGAACTTCTATAGTGATCATATATCTTTCAGATAGTTCAGATGTTAGTGATAGTTCTCATATATCTTCTTATATGATTTGCAGCAGAGTATTGTGCTTTATCAGTAATAGATGGATCAGATAAATCTTCATTAATATACATATCTGTTTTATCAGACATAGTCTCTCAGTATAACTGTCAGAATAATATTGAAGATGCTACAGCAGAATTATTAAATCAAAGTATAAAATCTTTGAGTGAAGTATTTTTTTCTGGATCATCATTATATTTTTCTAGCTTCATATAGAATCAAGCAGCCATAAGTGATATATGTACTTGTTCCATTGAATGCTTCATGAAATCAGAGAAGTGTGCACTAGCGACACGAGGATTATTTATATTTCTTATAGCTTGTGCAAGTGACATTGATTGTTGTACCAGTCTAAAATTTTTAGTAAAGGCCCAACCATTTAGGAATCAGAATAAATTAGCACCGAATCTTAGAAATAATTTATTTCAAAGCAGTCCTATTTGTTTATCAGTTCCAGTATCTCCAAAGAAATCTCATCTAGTGATACGAGTATGTCTTTCTAATTGAGAACTAGAGATAACTCATCCACCTATTCAGGCATAGTGTTGTCTCATTTTAGTTTCAAAGAATGCTTTGAATTCTGGAGACTGTAATTTTCTATACAAGTCTTCCTCAGTTTTAATACCGAGTGTGTCCATAGTATCTAGTATTGCAGCAACTTTTCTTGTTCTATCAAATAGAGCATCAGATGCAGCAAGTGGATTTGTGACAAAAGTCATAGTGTCATCATAGAGTTCTTTAGGTACTCATACTTTAGATATGAGTTTGTTATACACTCAGTTTAGAGCTTTATCAAATGATTTATTGAATGTTTCAAGTTCTATATCTCAACCTCCAGAGAATCTAAGAGAATCCTCAGATGCTAGTAGATTCATTTTATCTAGAATGACACGAGCTTTGAATACTCTTTCATCATCAAAGTTTTTCATTACAGCTACAAGTTCTGCAAGATTAGGAATCATTTGAGTTAGAGCAGCAATATATCAGTTCTGTCATGCAACAGCAGATATACTACCATATCTTTGAGAGTAGTACACAGACTTTAACATATTGAGATATTTTTGTAATTCAGTATCTACTGAGTACAAAGTATTAGCCAATGTGTTTGTATCTTTTTTATTTACTCACTTTCCAAGAAAGTCATCTTGAAAAGCTCATCTAGAATAATATCCATTCATCTTTAATCAGAAATTGAAATCTGATTTACTAGATGCAAGTACATCATCAATGAGTGATCATAGATTTTTATTATCAATATTATAATGAGTGAATATATTAAATGTAGGTTTGAGTCTTTGAAATTCATTGAATGCTCATAGTACATCTGGGATTATATCTGCTTCAAATCATTTTATAAGAGATTGAAATTCTTTTGATCAAGCTACATCAGTAGTGGACTTAACTCAACCTTTTCAGCTTTTTGTGAAAAGATTGTTTATCTTTTGTTCAAAACTTTTAGTTCTTACATATGCATATGTGTTTCATGATTTTTGGAATCATTCTGTCATAACAGATGAAATCATTCTCCATGAATCTTCTGCATCAACTGAGTTCATTCAAGACTTCTTTAGCATCTCTCTCATATCAACTATAAACTTGTTTTGTTTTACAAGGGTTTTATACAGCTTCATTCTTGCAGCAGTATTTGTATAGAAGTTTAGATCTGATAATAAATTGAAATCATGCTTTCATAATATATGAGATACGATAAATTTACCATGAGACTTTCTATGTTGCTCTATAGCACCAGTCATATCATAAACTTTTTCTATTTCTTCTGCAGTAGCCATAGAAGAATAATCAAATCACTTCTTATCAAAGAGCTCATAATCTTTTGCTCTATTGCCAGAAACTATATTTGCTTTCGCTTTAGATTGAGAAAGTAATACTTCATCTTCTATATCATCAAGCTTATTTATTTGAGATTGTATAATAGATCTTTTATTCTCAAGCATTTCTATTTCTTCTGGAGCTCATTTAGATTTTTTGAGTTTTCCGATTTCATCGGACATCTGTATAGCTAAAGGTTTAAGCTCTGATATATCTTTTACTTTTTCTATCTGTATATCAAATGATTCAATATTTTTCATTTTAACATCATCATAGAAACTTAGGTATGCATATTTATCTGCATCTGATAATATATCAAATATATGATATTTTCCATCTGTGAGTTCTTTGAGTGCAAATATTTGTCTCGCTTCTTCATCTATAATATTTCAAGTAATTACTTGAGCATGAATCTCTGGAGTCATTCATAGATTATTTTTTTCTATATCTTGGAATAACTTCTTTTTAGAATCAGCAGATAAATATTGATACTTAGTAAAATATTTATCATGTGCTTTTTTAATAGTGGGATTTACATCTTTCCATTGATTGAAAACAAATGCAGGATCTCAGATACTGTTTGTCTTATTTATGAAGTCTCAGTAATCTCTAATAAAATCTTCTGAGAGCTTTCTCTCAAATCATATTTTTCATACTAGATTTTTATATAAAGATTGGAAGTATTTATTTTTTGATCAGATTCATGCGTGCATAGCATCTATATCAATTTTACCATTCACAGAAAAATCTTTCGTAAATACAAAGTTATTCGGTTTAAGTATGAAGTCATTTCATTGAGTCTTTGAAAGTGGAGATATAATCTCATTATACAATCTTACAATATCTTCTTCTTGTAATCATGTTTTTTTCATAAGCTTTATATACCAAGTCTTATCAAAACTAGATAGACCAGACTTAGCAAAGTCTAGAGTAACCTGTAATACACTTGCATATGTTTCAAGATAATCTTTAGATGTACTGAAAAGATTAAATCTTTCCATAAGATCTTTATAGGTGTAAGTTTTATCTACCAACTTTTTTCATTGTATTTCTTTTGCAACGAATGGAGTTTGTAAGTATTTATCATATTCTTTCTGGCTTATAGATTTCAACCTTTGAGCTTCTTTTAGAATAGAAGATATGATTGAGATAGTTCTACCAGTAGCAGATACTACTCATACATTTTCTTTTGCTATCATAGATGCATCTCTACCAGAGAATATAGATATATTTTTTCACTTACTAGCTTCAACTTGATCTGCAACTATATATCTATTTTTTGCACCAGATTTTAAATACTCATGAAAGTCTGCGAGAGTTTCATCAGCAGGTCTAGCCATAGATGCTTTTGAGAATACATTACCTATCTCTCAATAAGTTGTGAGGAATGTAACTTTATCAGCATCAAAGTCTCATTCAAGTTTCATGAATACAGAATGAGGATTTAATATAACTCTATCTCATCCTATATCTCAATACTCTTTCATAAGTTCTGGAGTATCTTCTATAACTTTAATTTTATATGTTCCAAGATTAAATTCACTTGGTACAGGATATCTATATCCTACAGCATATATATTTCAGTTATCTAAATCAGATTGTATTCTTGCAACTTCTGCATCTACTTCTCAAATTCTTTTATCAGAAAATTCATTAAGTTCTTTTGATAAATTCAGTTCCACGATTTTATCGCTCATCTGTTTTACAGCAATCTTATATATATTTGAATTCTTAGATACAGCCATTTCTTCTGGAGATATAAGATCAGTAGCTTCTTGGATGATAAGACTTTGACCATCTCACTTAGGTTTTGTAAGCCATGCATTTACTCTTGATAAGAAATCAGATAACTGAGATCAGAGTGTAGCATCATTGAGTGATCCAACATTCATTCTTTGAGCAGTCTTGTTTATAGTGTCAGATGTTCAGAATAGACTACTACCTGTTACATATGAACCTATCATATTTTTAGTTACATCAAATTCCTCAGCCATCTTTCATTTCATTAAATCAAAGATTGGACCAAGGTATTGAGCATCTAGTCTATTCATAATAGAGAAACTAGCAGTCTCTTTTGTTTTAGATTTTTGAGATGCTTGAGTAGCATTTACAAAATCTTGAGTGTTTACATTGTATGGAGCTTTTGCTGCAAGGTATTTCTTACCATTGATAATAACTTCTTGATCATAAATAAGTTTTTCTGGATCTACTCATCCATAAAGTTTCAATGCATCTATATTAGATACTACTATATCATCAGTTTTATCTCAGTATTTAATATCTACTACATTAAAATTGGTCTTAGATAAATATCTAATACCATCTTTTGTCATACCGGTAAGATGATCCTTAAATTGTTTTATAGATTTTTTATCTCAAGTAATTTTTGATCTCATCTCTCATACATTCTTTGAAGTAAATGATGTACCATCTTGAAAGTTTGTGAGATATGTTCCTTTGAGTGTAGTAATAAATGCATTCACATCTTTAGATTGTGCTGCATAATATTCAAGATCAGATCTTTGTATATCTGTTAAGTCAGAATTTCGTAATTGATTTAATACTTCATCAAATGTTTTTTCAGAGTCTATATTTTTTATAGCATTAGTGAATGCATCTTCTCATATAATTTCTGGGAGGATTAAGAAATCTAATTCTTTATCAACTTTATCAAATGTTTTATATTGAGACTGTAAAGTAGACTCTCTTTTATAAAGAGTTTTTACATTCTCTAGTTTTTGTTCTAGCTTTGGAACAATAGGATCTAATGATTTTCTAAAGTCTGCATATGAATCAAATTCTTTTTTTCATAAGTCAGCTAAGAATTCCTTGTAAGTATAAGCTTCTTTAAGCATACCAGACTTGATAGCATATTCAATCGTATAAATATCTTTAAGTATATCTTTGAATCATTTCTTAGATGAGATATCTTTATTTGTATATATTCCAAAGTAACTAGATTTATCTCAGAATCATCCAGTAAAGATATGAGAATCATAATCTATATTTATATTGAGCTTTGATAAAAATGCTCACACTATTCCATCAGTATCTCAGTCATTAAACATTCGTTTTACATCTGCATATATTTCTGAGTCAGAAACAAGTTTACCATCTATAGTAGGATCAATGTTTTTAGAATAGAATGCTCTTATGTCTCACTTCTCATATCTCGTAGTAGCTACAAAAGATTCATCTACTCAAGGAATAAACTTAGCAGTCATTGGAGGATTAACACCATCAGATAATAATTCATCATGGTACATAATCTTCTCAATTGATTCTTCTTTAAAAGAAGTAACTCAATCTTCTATTATAGTTTTAGTATAAGTAGTAGTTCTTGCTATTCTTTTGAATGATTGATATACAGATGGATCTGATAGTAAATCTTTTATTACATCAGCAGTCACATCTTTTACTACACCATTAGAATCTTTCGCTTGAATTTTTAATCAATCAGTAATTTCTTTTATGAATTCTCAATAGAATTTATTTCATCCAGATAATTTTTCATTATCTATCTGAAATCAATCTATGAATTTTTTAAATGTAGGATTGTTGTCGTAATGATATGACATAGGTCTTCATTCCTCTAATCAAAATTTACTATAAATTATATTATCTATAGTGGAGTTTCTACCGGTATCATTATTATTTATAAAAGCTTTTATATTTTTTACTACAGGATTTTGTTTTTTAATAAACTCTTCGGTAAATATTTCATTATCAAAGTTAGCTGCGTCATCTAATATTTTTTGAGTGTCAATATATACAGTCTTAGTATCTGTAGTAAATATTTCATCTATAAGATTTACTACATGATCTTTAAGATCATCATCCATAGTAGACTTTAATATTCTTTCTTTGATATCATATAAATCATTTATCTGGAAGTTCTTATTAGATACAGCTTCCTTAATCTGATTTGAATAGCGAGTAAGTAATCACTTTTGAGTTTTATTTAATTTTGCAAGAGCCTTATATTCTTGTATTTTATTTTTTACTAGAGTGAGATTTGTTACAAGTTGATCTTTATACTTATGTTTAGATGCAACATCACGAGCTACATCTTTGAGGAAAGATATATTATCTTTGTTTCTCATATAATCTATATGAGCATTTATATATGAGTTCTCATTTGTTTTTAGAATCTTTTTTAAGTCTTCTGCTTTAGCAGAGATATCTGCTTTAGATTTTTCTAAATCATTAAGATATACAAAATCTTTTGCAGTTCGTAATTCGTTTTCAATAAATCTAAGACTATCACGAGCACTATCAAGTTTAGCTTGAGTAATATTTTTCCAACTAGAGAATTCATTTCTGAGATGTGCTTTGAGTATATCATCAGATTGTATGTCCATCTTTTTTGAGATTTCATCATACATTTTTGGATTTACAAGTATATCAGCAAATATAGATATAGCATCTCACTTAAAGTTTTTTTCAGAAAGTAATTTATTTATAAGCTCAAAATTCTCCAGATGTTTATAAGTATATGATGTAATCATAGTACCTATAAGATATGGATCTACTTCTTCAAGCTTTGCAATAAGAGGCATGATAATTTTTTCTGCTTGCTTGATTTGTATTTCATTTGATCATACACGAGCTCCTATATTTTTTATAAGTCATCGTGCTCATTTTTCATTAATTTTTCATTCTGATAGTAAACTATCAAACTTACCATAATATTCTATAGCTTCTACATTTTTAATAGCAGATTCATAATCTCTGCCCTCAGCAAAGTTATGTATCATTCTACGAACTGTTTCAAATGTTTGTGTATATTCACTAGCATTTGTATTTATAGATGGATCTAATGTAGGTATTCGTTCTTGTAATCTTTTTCAAGGATATACATTTATCAAATAATTATCTTGTCATGATTTATTTACATTTCATTTCAGATCATATTTTGCTCTTCCCCAAGCTACTACAAAATCAGAATCTTTTGATCCTGCTTTTTCTATAACTTTATTTCTAGCAACAAGTGTGTCTCATAAAGATATATCTGTAGCTCTTGCAGGCCCATAGAACTCTGTAACAGAATCTACTATAAACTTAGGAACTAAGTCTCAATACTTTGGAGATATTCTTGCTCATGATTTTCAACTGAGTGTAAGAAGATTTCTAAGATTTTGTTTTATTTCTTGAGAGAGAGCTATGTATTCTTTCTGAGTATATTCTGGAAGAACTTCTTTTATAAGAAGATCTATCCTATTATTCATATCATCAGAATTTATATATGATGTTGCTCTATTGAGATCATTATCTTTAGTGATAGTAAATTCTTTAGACTTACCAAGAGTTTGTTCCAACTTAGGATCATCTAAATTTTCTATTTTTATAATTCAACTATTGAATCATTTTTCTACATTAGAATTTTCTAACTTTTCTAAGTCAGATCTTTTAATAGTAAATATTTCTCATGTAGTAAGATTAGTAAGCTTTATGGTAGCTTCATTTTTTATAATACCTTTTTCTGCAGTAATCTTATTAAGAGTAGATTCAAGCTCATCATATAAATTTAAGAATGTCTTTTTAGTTTTAGCAGTCCTAATATTATCTATAAGATTATTTACAATCTTTATTTCTTTTTCAGAAACATTTTGAAGTCTATTACCATTAAATATTGTATTTCACTTTAAATAAGCTCATACTTCATTGAGCTTTTTATTTATTACACCACTAGCGAATTCAGATTTTTTAATATCGCTACCATATAAATTCTTTGATATTTCTTGATAGTTTCAAATATCAAATGGTAGAATGTTTGATTGTACTTCTATTCATAATCATTTACCTGTGAGAAGAGAATCTACTCAAGTCTGATCTATTTCTTTTAATCATTCAGATATAAAATTAAATAGACTTCCATCTTTTCTTAAAGATTTAAGTGTAGGAATATCTAGAATAGTTTTATAAAATTTTTCTCAAGATCTCATTACTTGTACAGCTTGCTGTGGAGATATTGTTATTCCTTGCTGTGCTTTAACATCTATAAAATCTTTAATCGCTGATTTCTTATCAGCAGTCATAAATTTATACATTGCACTATTAGATGTATACTTAGAAGTTTTAAGTAATGTTTTTCAAAGTACAGGTGCTCATGTATCAAATATAAAGTTCATAAGCATATTCATTTCTTGTAGAGACTTTACTCATGGCTCTTGAAGTGTAGCATCTAATATAGAATCTACTACAGCACCAGATGCTTGTCATTCTGCAGCCCAAGATGTCATCTTACCTGTAGCTCATATAACTGTGTTATAACTAGAAAGAGTTCATCTTCATATTGTTCATTGAAGACGAACCGGATTTACTTTCGCTAAATTAACAAGCTTCTGAATATTAGGAAATTTTATTTTGTTTATTGCAGCAATACCTAAAGTCATAGCTGCTACCTCATCCATATTATATGCAAGAGTTCCAATTACTTTTTCAGCAAGATTATTATCTGCTTGAAGTATTGATCTTGATTCAGCAGTAAGGTTATATGTAGATTCATCATCAAATGCATTTACGACTGTATGTAATCTATCTAATCACTCAGTTCCTTTATGAGTAAGTGTAGATGCAACTAGTCATGCATTTCAAAGAATATTATATAATATTTTTCATGTTTGTTTTAGTTGTCATGAAACTATAAGACCATCTTCTGCTTCAAAGAAATTAGCAAGATCATCTCAGATTTGATTTGAGTTTTCAGTAAACTTTACTTGATTGAGTAATTCTTTTCTATTTTGAAATACTTTTTGTTCGTAATCAGATAATGAATCATAAGCAGAATTCATAGCAACTCTTTCTATTTGTTTGTTTTTCCAAGTAGGATTTTCTTTTCTTACTCTAGCAATCTCAGTTAGAAGTCATACATAGTATTCTTTTCTTACATCATTTGATTCTTTTACAAGGTTTAGAAGCTGTCATTTATATTTATTATCTTTGAGTGATGCAGTCAATCATACAAGATATCATCTATCTGATACAAGTTTCTCTACAGTTTTATCTTTGTATTGAAACATATCATTAGATGTAAAGAGAATAGAATCCTCAGATATAATATCTAATAATTCTTTTTCAACTTTGTTTGATTGATATGTATTGAACTCTTCTCGCTCAGTAAGTTCTTTAGAACTAGATGCATCTAAGTCATATGCTTTTTGTATAGTAGCAAGAGAGTCTTCTCATTCTGGAGTAATTATACTTTTTGATACAAATGATGTAAGCTTAGTAGATTCTCATTCAATAGTTTCTTGTAAAGACTTTACTGTGACATCATCAGATAAAGAATTGTATTGAGATTCTAAATTTTCTAATTCTAAAGGAGATAATTTAGATGCTGCTTCTGCTTGTGCATCTTCATCAGATAATCATTTAGCGAGAGCAATTGAATACTCATTATTGAATTTTACATATGATCCATATTTACCAGAAGATTTTACATATCTATCTAGTTCTTTATTTATCTCAGTAATATTTTGGGACATTCTAAAAAATTCAGTATTGAAATCTTTTGAAGATACATCATCTTTTAAAAGTTTCTCTACATTATTTGAAGTAATTATTTCTTTTCATGATCATACAAATATTCAAGCAGTTTCTTTAAGACGGTCCATTCATGTTTCTGTTTCAAGAAATCATACATATTTATATTCTTCATCAGAGAATCATAGATCTTCTCAAGTAACATCAACTCTATTTTTTTTAGAGAAAAAAGAACCAGAGTCTTCTAGTTTTTCTGCAAACTTTGTTCATTGATTGAATCAAAACTCTACAAGATTTCATGAATTATCAATAATAGATTTACCGGTATCTAATATTGATTGAAATGGTTTTGAATTAATAGCATCTTGAGTGAGATCAAGTCATGCATTAAATGATTTTCTTCATATGTTATATACTACAGAATTATCTATTTGATTTTTTGCAGTCTGTGATGCGTAGTCTATTACTTCTTTTCAAGCATCTTGTAAATTTTCTTGAGCAAAAGATCATACATTAGATGCATTTCAAGACATTATATCTTTTGATGCAGCTTGAATATCTTGTCAGAAACTTTTAGCTCATTTAGTAAATCCTTGTAACTTTGATTGCAAATCTTCTAGTGATGGAATCATTTTGTAATTTTAAAAATATATGTTTTTAGTTTGGCCTTTGTTTTAAATTCTGTGTATCTTACATTCATAGATAACATAATTTCTTTTTCGCAGGCATTCGGTTTATGTAGTAGTATGTGTATGTCTTTTCTGTATAAATGCAAAAATGCACTTACTCTAGGTACTAACTTAGAGTATAATGCATTATCATATTTTTTCAATTTCCTTAGTAAAGGGAATACTGTATTGACGAATATTCATTCTCTCATATATAATTGAGAGAATAATAATCATAGCTTGTGGCATACATCTGTATTGTTTACTTTGAAAGATGTTGGAGAATAATCAAGAGTCCAAATAGGATAGTCAAAGAAATTTGTAAGGTACTCTTTACTTATATTATCGCTTATTATTATGATTCTTGTTTTTCTCATTTGTTAAGTTCCTTAAGTTTATCAGATCCTGCTACTGAGCCAGTTTTTCCAAACTCATTGAGAACTTCAATTATAATCCATTTGTTTGCCATTGAGATTTTATCCTCTGTTTGAGAATTAAGTTTATCTAGAAGTGGAACTTCTTCTTCTTTTATTTCAATACTCATTAAAAGTTCTTTGAGTAATGGATGTTTTTGTTTTGAAAGAAAATTCTTTTCTGCTATAAGTATTTCAGTTCCATCAGATTGTTTAAGAGAATATGGAATGAATGCTTCATCAAGTTTTCATTCTTTCACAAGAAAAGAAAATTCTTCTTCATCCTCAATATAATCTGAAATCTTTTTAAAATCTATGGTATGATTATATGATTCAAATTCTACTGATAGATACTCAGCGATATTTTTTATCATATTAGATACAAGTATTTTATCATGAACATAAGATGCAGCTACCATCATTTCAGATTGAACTTTTGTAAGTGGAATCTTAGGAATTTTATAATTCCATCTTTTAAAATCTAATGATCCTCTATATGAAACAAGTTCAAGTAAAAGATTAAATCTATTTTCTGGAGTTTCTATAGGCATTTTAAGAATAGAATTCATAGTAGATCTACCAGACCATTTCTTAAGTGGAGTGTTTTCTGCGATATCTTTAATAATCATAATCCTGTATAAGTAAATAAAAAGAATATAGATTTAATATATTCTTTTTACTATTCGTGTCAATTTTAGAATCCCTTTACAATATTATTGTATGTACCTATATCTGGATCATATATCATTTTTAATGTAGTACATATTCACATAGCTCTATTCTTAGTGATAATGAGATCTGTTTCAGATGAATCTGACATCTTATCTCTATGTATATGCATAACAGCATTTGCTACTTGGCCTATACTATTAGAATCTTTAAATGATTCATCATTAGGGCGAGCACCAGATAGTTTTTTATAATGAGCAACGAGAATAATATCTACACAATATTTTCTAGCTATACCATTTATTTCTTGCATCACTTCTTCTATTGCTAGATCATGCCTATCTGCAGATCATTTTATTTTAAAATAATGCAGATGGTCTATAATAATAAGTCTTGCTCATCTCTTTACAAAATTCTCTACAAGAACTTCTACTTCGGATATAGGCATAGTATGAGATGTATTATTAACAACATCTAATATATTCTTATTCCTAGCTTTGAGATTTTCTACAGCTTTGTCTACATACATTTTGAAGTCTTTGTCTTTGCATTGAGAACTCATGAAAAGATGTTTCGGATAATTTTCTAATCAAATAATTCTTCTTACTCTTCAAACTTCATAATATATTTCTTCTTTTCGTTTATCTTCTTGCCTATCTTCCATAGTGAATCTTCAAACTTTATATCATTGCCTAGATACAGCATCTGCAATTTTATTACAGAATGTAGATTTTCATACTCATGTAGCAGCTCATAAAAGATATACTCATCCTCACATCATATATCAAAGGATCTGATTGAGTAATGGAAATCCCCAACTAATAGGATCTTTATCAGACATAAGTTCTTGTAATCACTTTTCTAATAAGCGATCGTAATCTTTTATTTCATAATCTTTTCGGATTTTACTTTCTATTAATTGTTTTTGTTCTTCTATAGCTCATATTAATTGTTGGCCTAGACCAAATCATACAAGCATATCATTGAGGTCTTTTACATCATCTCAGTATTCTGAGAGATCTAACCAGTAATAATCTACATCAGCAAATTTATCAAGCATCTTTATACCTGCTTCATCATTATCAGATATAAGAGTAATCATATATCATTTAGCCATCATATCTTTTACAATCTCTATTCCATCATTACAGGATTTTAATCCTACAACATTGGTGTAATATTGTCGCAGCGAGAGCCAATCAAATAATCATTCAACTACATAGATATGTTTTATCTTAGGATTGATTCAATGCATAAAGACTCACTTAGACTTTGTGCCTTTCATGATTCTGAATTGTCTGGAGTGAATATCTCTACTCTGAATTGTAAGCATTCCGAATTCTTCTCATACCCATCATTGGATTGGAGCTCATATTCTTCATTCCATATTTCTTACTATTCCAGTAATTTTAGAATAATCTATTCATCTATTTTCCATATAGATAATTTGATCTTGAGTACATCATTGAAGTGAATCCCACTTATCAGATATAGTTTTCATATCATAAGTTAAAACCATATCTTCTGGAACTACCATATCAGTAGGAGCTACTTCTACTTTTTTATCATCTTGTAGCATAGGCCATTTAGATTTGAACCATTCAACTGTTTCTTGTTCTGAGTATCAGAATAACTTCTGGATAAAATCATATGGATTTCAAGTAGCTCTATTGTGAGAGAAATCAGAAACTATATTATCTTCAAGACTTGCTTTCCATCCAGATGAAAGTTCTGAATTACTTTTAGTATAGAGGTCCAGATGAATTGTCCGGTCCTCATATTTTATACCGGCAGCAGTAAGAACTTCTTTGAAAGATATATCTTTTATAGATTCAATAAGTAGATTCATAGATTTTATTTTAGAAAGTAATTGTTCAAAGCTTAGTTTTTCTGGAGAGAATTTCCAAGTAGGTTTATTGCAGTATCATATTTCCAAGTATTCTTTAGAGTCGTAGGGAGATATAAAGAAGTATCATTCTGGGTCTTCTTGAATAAAATACACTCATTTCTTTTTGGCATGTTGGTATTGATTCTTTTTCCATTCAACAAACTTGAGAGGTATTTGTGAGTATTTGTACTCAATTCTAAATCATTCAATAGTGAAGTCCCATACATATTGTGAGGTTGTTCAGAATGTATCACTCACATTATCATTGAGTATCTGAACTTTACCCTCACACTTATTTTTAAAAGCTTCCTCATGTATTTTTCATTGATCATAGTCTTTATTAACTTGAGCTGTTGTTCGGTTATCTTTGGCATAATTAGAGAGATTAGTCATACTTCCCAGAAGTAAATGTATTAAAAGTTCACATAAAAGATTTTATAGGTCTTTCGTTTCTTACAGCATAATCAAACATTTTTTCTAGCCTATCTAATATAATTCATATTCATTCTAGCTTAGGTTCATTACCAGTATTCATTCACTTGAGAATCTTATTTCGTTCATATAAAAGATATTCATTACTTGAATCCAGTCATAAACATTCTCATCTGAGAGAGAAAGTAAATCCTGTAGTTTCTTCCCAGTCTTTTATTTCATCTGGAAGCCAAAGATGTTCTGGCATATATGATGTTACATGCAGCTCAGTAGGTATTGATTCTCTGACTCACTCAAGAGATTCCAAAGATTTTTTTATAATCTTTTTTTCAAGAGCATCTACTGATCAAATAATTTTATCAAAGTCATGAAACGATTCTTCATAAGATTCTATAAGAGACTTAAGATTTCTTTGCTTCGTGTGCAGCTTGTAGTGATTCATTTTTTCTTGGTTGTAAAATAATATTAAGAGTTTTCTCGGTTGTTGTAAGAGGAAGTCACTTAAGTTCGCATAATCTAAAATGCATTTGTTTTTCTTTACTCAAAGTATTCCAAATAGATTTAGGAATAACTTTAGTATTGGATCATTCAAGTTGAGATAGTTTCATAGATCTAATAAAAAAATAATAGTAGACTCATACTAATATTTTATTAGAAAGTGTCAAAACTATTATAGTTATAGATGTTTTATTAGGTAGACTATATTATTATTTATATTATATTATATATCTAACTAAGTCTAACTAGGGAAGAAATGTTATGACAGGTGTTAGGAGAAGAGTGCAAAGCTCCCCCTACCCCCTCATAGATTTGAGGTAGTTTAACTTCGCTTACTAGGCTGCATTATGCAGCTCTCATATTGAGTAAGGTACTAGGGTAGTTTCTAGGTCATTATCCTATAGCCTCTCCATGCTAGACTTGTTATGACAGTATGCTGATCGTGTCGGCAATAACAAGCTCCCCTAAGATTATTTATACTGATTTACTTAGATATTGATCTACGAGCTAGTTATAACCTCGTAGTGTACCCCAGTTTATACTCTGGTATCAGTTCTTGATTAACAAGAAAAAGCATACCTATAAAATAGATATGCTTCATTGCTACTAATCAAAATTTATTTCAGATATATTTTTCATTTATAAAGTTGTTTGTTTAAAAATATGGAGAGCCCCGATAGGGATTGCACCTATCTACTAAGATTCTTTTCCCCCTTGTATTCTTACATCTACAAGGTCTAGTGCTCAAATGGTTACGGAAGCAGGATTTGAACCTACATGTTTCTGCGTATGAAGCAGATGAGTTACCAATACTCTATTCCGTAATGGTCAAGGTAGGAGGATTTGAACCTCCGACTCCTCAGTTCCAAACCGAGTGCTCTGGCCAGACTGAGCTATACCTAGAAATAAAAAACCTCTCAGATAAGGACTGAGAGGGAAAAACTTTTTGATTCCGAACTACCTGCGTCCTTATCACAAGTTATTTATTGATTTGAATATATTTATTATTTTAGATCCGTCAAATTTAAAATTCAAAATTTGCAATTATTCCTTTGAAAAGTAATATAGTTATGCAGTTTTTATAAATAAATTTTTACATATGGTATTCTTTTCAGATAAAGAATTCACTAATGAAGTTGAATCTTTCATTGAGTGAATGGCAGATATTGGTCCAGATATGGAACAAGATCTCAAAGAGCATAAAGATTTTGTTCTTCTTACTCTTCATAGAATTGATCTGATGACAGATGATTCTAATCAAGAAGATGTACATAAATGTTTACGAGATGTTCTTCATGAATGAAAAACAGAATATTCTAATCCTAAGAATCTTAGGCTTGAATTTGCTATGATGGATTTCATTGATTGGTTTAAAGAGATGAAAAGTACTCAAGAAGTTCTTACTTGAGAAGACGAAGATCATTGAGGTGCTGATGTAGAGCACGAAGAAAAAGATGGAGAAATGGTACAGGTGTACGCAGTTGAATTATAATTTTTAAATATACATTATGAATAAATTAGATTATTACATACTTCTATGAATTATACTTGTTTTATGAATAGGATTCATAGCAGGATCATTCTTTTCTCCAGAAGAACATAGATTAGCATTATTTGGTTTTGGTGCATGATTCATTGCAATCTTTACATCATTTGCTACTAAGAGACTTGGGCTTGATCCAGAAGAAGTTTCTGTAACTAAGAAAATAGTTATGTCAGATCAAGTTGATATGGAGGAAATGAGATAATATTTTTTAAATTTAAAGTATGAAATTTACAGATGATGTTTGAACATCAAAGAAATCCAGATGAGTAAACTCAAAAACTTTTATAATGCTGCATCATACAGGATGAGGTTCTTATAAATGAATGCTTTCTTATTTATCTCAGCATCCTAAACAGGTATCTTGTCATTGAGTTATTGGTCCTAATGGAGAGACTGGAAGAATAGGAACTGAGGATTATATTCTTTGGCATGCAGGATTATGAGATATGATCAAATGATATTTGAATAATATCAATGCTCATTCAATTTGACTTGAGGTTGTTTCTGATGGAAAGAATTTTACACGAGCTGCGTGTGATTCTACGAGAGAATGGGTAATACATCTTATGAAGAAATATAATATTCCAAAAGAAAATGTAATTCGTCATAGAGATTACTCTACAAGAAAATGGGATATAGGAGATAACTTTTTTAAAGTATCTGGATATGGATCATTTGAAACTTGGAAAGATTCACTTATATGAGAGAATGCTGATATTCTAAATCAGAAACTCAAAGAAAGTGAATGACTTGTAAAACAATATAAGAGAGAGAATTGAATCTTAAGACGAAGATCATCAGAAGCTACAGATGCTTTGAATCCTAATTGAGTTACATAGCCCAGATTAATTTCTGGTATTTTTCTCCGTAAGCAGAATAACCTGTGAGTGGAGGCCAACTAGGAGGTTATAAAAATGATTAAGAAGTTTATCGGTTTCGTTTTCTGCAGAGGTCAGAAATACAAAGAGAGCGACCAACTGGAGATGGATCTTGATATCCCTCCATATCCATTCAAGAAAGGAGGTGATCTTAATCTCCCTAGCTCGTAGAAGCTAGTGGTATAATCCCTGTTTTAACTGAGAGAGTTTCGGCTCTCTCTTTTTTTATTTGTATTTACTTCACTTATAGTTATAGTGGTTTCAAGGCTAACACCTTAATTTTATTTGTATAAATATACAATTATGCCAACAGATGTTTTAGAAATGATTGTTCCTCTTACAGAGGATGAAGTAAAAAGAGCAGCACATCTTAATAGAGATGATAGCGATGCTGAAAGCTCTAGTGAATCTACTGAAAGAGTTTCTCTTACATTTAAAGCTCAAGCAAATATGTTTAGAGCTAGACGAGATGCTATGATAGCATTTCTGAAAGATGATATTGAAGATACTGATGAGGAAAGAGCTATGTTCAAAAAGAGAAGAGACAACTATGAAGAGTTGGCTACTTCTAACTGGGGAGCAGTTCTTGATATGCATAAATAATATTATGCTAAAAAGACTAAGAATATATCTTAGTCTTTTTTATTTGCATTGTTATTCAATACCTATATAGTAACTGTACTCTTATATAGTAATAAAGAAAATGAATAGAAAAATGATGATAGCTAAACTTGCTAGGAAATTAGAGATTTCTAAAGTTAAGGCTGCAGTAATCTATGATACTTTTGTTGAAACAATAAAAGAGACACTTATGGATGGTACAGTTATTGATTTTAGATCTTTAATGAAACTAGAAGTAGTTGAGCAGCAACCGAGGAATCTGTTGCACCCAATTAATAAGACTCCAATGCAGACACAACCTTTTAAGGTGCTGCGTATTAGAACGAGTCAGATCTTTAGGAAAGAGTTAAACTCTAAATAATTTATTTTTATAATCATATAATATTATGATGAATTCGGATTTTTACCAAGGTATGAATAGACAAGTAGAATCTCTTGAGGCAGCTCTTGGAGATGAGGGAATTAAATGGATGACTGAAAAGATTGCAGAATTTCTGAATCTTCCTGCATCTTATACAGCAGAAGTTGCTGTGAAATGAGATGATGGTAATCTTAAAATTGAGAATGGAGATGTTGTAACAGAGGAAAAAAGTTTTCCTATGGATTATCAATATGCTAATAACAAGCTTCTTGAGGCAGGTTATATGGCAGTTCCAGATATGAAAGATACAAAGAAATGAGCAGAGCTCACTATTGAATTTTTCAAACAAGAACTTAAAAGATCTTGTGTCATCAAGTCTACTTGGGATATCAAGCTAGAAGAAGTATCTGAAAAGAAAGCATAACAACTTACATCTTTTACTTACAAGCACAACCTCTAACACTTTGTGCTAGGGGTTTTTAATTACAAATATTTATAATCATGAGCACTAAAGATCCTGTTATATATTGAGATAGCATTGCAAGCAAGATGGCATGAGTTAAAGATCTAATAAATAAATCTGATAACGAAGACTTGAATGAAATTGCTCATGCTGTTATTGATGAAGTTGATACGAGTCATCAAAAGATTCCTTTGGTCGTGGACTGTACAGTATTTAATAAGAAAAAGAATAGAGCTATAAAGACTATGCCTTTTCCTATATGAGTAAAGAACATTGATTTTGGGAGAGTCACAAAAGAAATGATCTATGATGTTAAGTCTCAAGCAGAGCATGCATTTGTAATAAGTATTATTCTTTCTGGAGCTGTATGAGATATTACAAGTCAAGAAAGACAAAATTTTATCAGCAGCATTATCACAGATAAAGAAACTAAGATACTCAAAGATTTTCATAAATCATATAGAGTAATGATGATCTGGGATAAACCTTATATTTTAAAAAAATAATTATGGACACTAATATTGTTACACTAGAGAGAGAGACTTACGATAGACTTATAGGTCTTCAAAAGGATCTAATAAAAGATTGATTCCATAGAACTACAGCATATATCATGTGAATTGATTTTGCAGATAGTGGATTATGTTCTATGCAGAAAAGATCTGATACAGTCTACATAAAAAATGTAGAATGAGTTTCACAATACTTTGATAAACTTTCAAAAGAGTTTGCTGTTACAGCAACTAAGATTGAGAAAGACATTCAGAAACAATCTGATAAACTTTATAAAGATGCTCTCAAAGATAAAGAGCGAATCAAGGAACTTGAGAAAAGTTCTAAGGCTCGTATTGATGCTAAGGAGAAATCTTCTTTATTAGAAGTTGATATAAGTGAGAAAAATTTCTCAAAGAGAATGAAAGAAAAAGAAAAATCTTTTGCAGATTTATTAGATCCAATAAGTAAAAATATATCTGGAGATCCTTGTGAATTTTATATTGGTCATACTATTAAAACTATTGCAGAAGAGAATGCTAGATTCAAATCTATGAGCCTATGGCAGAGAATCAAATATATATTTAAAAAATAATTATGCAGGAATTAGTATCTCAAATAGTTGAAGAATTTATAAGTGAAAATCCAGATAAGGTTTTTAATTCTTATGATATCTCACAACTTAAATCATGAATATTTTACTCATTAGAGGAATATGCAGATCTTTATGTGAGTACATATAAATGTCCTGTATGTAATAATGAAATGAATAAAAGCAAAGGCTCTACAATTGAATGCGAATGCTGATGTCTTATAGATAGAAATAACCCTTTAACATAAAATTATGAGAGAAAAAACTACAGGAGAAGAATTCTATAGTTTCTTCCATACCATATGAGTGCTCATACTATTCTGATTATGAATATACAGATTAGGTATATGAGACTGGCTTGGCTTTGTTATATGTATGTGAGCATGCTATATACTTATTAATCATATTAAAGAATAATGGAACTTACAGTATTCTACGATGCAGATACATGATACTGATATCATATGGGTAATACTCTATGACAGGGCCATGACAATGCAATACTCATAGATTGATGCTCTAGAACTTATAAAGATATAAGTTACATAGACAGCGATATACAAGAGCTGAGAGAGCATGCAGTATCAGAGATCAGAAAGATATTGAATAGACCATAAGATTCAAAGAATTATTATATACAAATACATTTGATCATAATAGGCTATCCACAAAAGGTGGAGGCCTTTTTTATTATATACTTCAAAAAATTTTAAAAGTCACAAATTTTATAATAATTATATATATAGTAATTGTACCCCTACTGTTTGACTGGGGGGAGGAGTACATCTTACTACTACTACTTCTGGTCCATCTACTACCCCTGCTGCTGCTGCTGCTACTTCTTCGTCATCTATTATTTTATATTTGTTTGTTTTTTATATATTTTATTTGTTTTTATTTTTTTTTATTTGGTGGTGGTGGGGAGGTGGTGGTTTGTTTTGTTTGTTTGTGTGTGGGGTATTGGGGGTTTGGGGTTTTCTTAATATCGTATATCTAGGTTGTTGTTTGTTGTTTGTTGTTTGTGTTTTGTTTGTTGTTGTTTGTTTGTTTGTTTGTTTGTTTGTGGGTTAGTGTCTTGTTGTTGTTGTTGTTTGTTGTTTTGGTGTTGTCTGTTTAGGGGTGTGGGGTCAGTGTGTTTTTGGTGTTTGTTGTTGTTGTTGTTTTGGTTGTGGGGTCAATATAATATGGGATATTATATTGTTGGGGGGTTTTTATATATATATGTTATATATATATAAATGGGTTTTTTATTATTAATGTATATTAATAATAAAGAGAATAATGTAATAAGATTAATTATTTGGTGGAGGTAGGGGAGGTGGAGGATCATTATAATAGGAGTTATTATAATGATAGGTATTGACATATGTATAGTAATTTAATAGATATTAAAGGTTGTTATAATAAGGTTATGTCAAGTATGGCTACAGTAAAGTAATTTATTTTCTGTAGACCGGTGGATGTTTGATGTTTACAATATAGCTAATATATTTTATAGTATAATAGTATTAGTAATTGTATGTGGTATAGTATATCTATATATAATAAGGATGGGGAGAGATTAATGGTAATCTCGGAGTACAGCTATCTCACATACCTATTTACATAGGGTATAGTTTTATGGATTGTTATTGGGTTTATAGACCATTGATAAAAATACATAATAGATTTATATTAGTATTTATATTGGATGGTCTAATAATAAGATGGATGGTTCTTATTATTCTATGGTGTAGTAGTGTATAGTTCTTAGTGTTATATATAGTATTGGTAGTAGTATATATTCTAGCGAGTATCAGTACGGCCAGAATATTGTGATTTAAAAAGAGATGAACTTCATTGGAGAAGTCATCTCTTTTATTGGATTGTTATTGTTGTTTGAGGAGGTGTTACATATATAGATATTATATCTATATAGTGTAGGTATGCAAATCTAATAAATAGATTATGCATTGAGTTTCGTCATGTGATTGTGATCTTCTTTTTTGCATTGGTTTTTTTGTTTGGGTATATCTAGTCTCTATCAAGATTGCTTGGATGCTATTAAGTATATCGCTTACTTTCTTAGTAAGAGATCTTTTATTCTTTGTTGTGTTTAAGATAAGAGTTATCTTATTTATTTGATTTGCATATGTGAATGTAATTCACTTTTATTTGGTGGTGGTGGGGAGGTGGTGGATTATTTTTTTAGGTCTGCCATTGGCAGCTCATATTGAAATATATATCTGAGTAGTAATTATTAGAATGTACTACGAAGATATGTATGAGATATGAGAGAGGAAAAAAAAGATACAGGATTATTTCCTGTATCATAGTTTTTGAGCACGAGCTTGTTCTCTGTCGTTCTTAACAGTTATCTCGTCTTTAGTTATTGGGTTGTATAAGTGTATCATAATGTTGTAATTAATAATATATTATTTAGGAAATACTCAGTATAGAATATTAATAAGTATAAGTGTCCAGAGAATTATATGCATCTGGATATGTTTCTTGCCAAGTTATCTCGCAAGCTTCTATAACTCTAGGATTCGTGTTATGTGGAGTCCAGAATAAGTTCTGGCATAGTATTACTAGTGTAATCATTTGTGTTTTTGTTTTAGGATATAATCTAACTAAAGCCCAAGAAATTATTCTTGAGCTATGGGTTAGGCTAAACCTCACAGAAGTCTTCTACAGTATATGTAGATTTAGAACTTCTTTTAGAAAGCATTGCTTGTATCTGGAGTAAATCAGAATCAAGTGCAGCTTTATCTAGAACTACGAAGTTCTCTTTTTGAGTATCACGATTGTATTTAACAATCTGAGCATCTTTCTTTTCAAAGAGTTTGAAAGATATAGCATTGTTTTTAATAAGACCTTTAAGTGAAATAGATTTCATACTTCAAGATTGTTTTACTTCTCAAGTTTCTTGGTCAGTAATTTCTTTAGATGGAAATTCTCTTTCAGAGTAGATATCTTTTGGAGTAAGATTAAAGAGATTCATAATATGTGCTTCTTGTTTTGCGATTGCATTTTTCATAATGGAAAAATTAGGAATATAAGTTTGGATGAAATGCATCCAAAGAATTATTGTGTTGTAGCTGTAAGCTACGGTCTAACTATTTAGTCTAGCATTTTGTAGACTCATTACCATGATCTATGATCTTCGTGAATAGTTTCTATTCAATCATAATCATTTATATGCCATTTAACATCATCTGGAATTTCTACTATTTTAATATTTGAAATATGATTAGATACATCTGATCATAGTTCTTCTATTACTTGTATAAGTTCTGGAAGAGATCTATTATCATAGTCTGTATAATTGGGTAGAGTTATAGCATCATAATCTTTATCTGATATAGTATCTATATCATCTGGAAGAGTTGATACTGTATAACATTCTAACATAGTAGAAGTTTTGTTGTTGAGATCTTGGTAATCCATAAGAGTATATGTCACATTAAGATCATCATCATATTCTCTATGAAAGAAGTATGCTGTCTTTCATAGAATCTCTGCGATTCTTTTCTGAGCCATTATAGATAATTGAAATCATCCATAACATTTGTTGATAGCTATTTTCATAATATATAATTAAATGTTATTGTATTTCTTGGAGCTTTTCTAATTCACTTGGAGAGAATAATGATTTTAATTCTCTCACTTCTTTCATGACATTGTTATATATATCAAGAGCTTTAATAGAATCTCTGTCATATCACATAGAGTCACAGAAGTCTGCAAATGATTCATCACATATATAGAAACATGAGATTACACTACAGTTAGTAGGAGGAATTTTTTTAGGATTCTCTTTTCTAGGATATTTATAATTTCACATATAAGATGATACATACTTTCTTCTACTAATTGATAGATTATTAAAAGCAGCTTTATCTTTTATCTGAGAGTTATTAATACTATCTCAGAATTTATAAGTATATGATTGTTGTCATCTGGTTAATGTAATCTCCCAGATATTCCTCTCATCAGTATCTTCTGGAAAGTGTAGACCATACATAAGAAATTTCTTAGTGATGGTAGTGTTAGTAGCATCAAGAAAGTCTTGAGCTTCTTGTTCGTAGTCTGTCATAATAGTTTTATAAATAGGATGTTCTTCAAGAAGCCAATCAAGACATTCTTGTTTTGATTGGAATTCTTCGGTCCAAGAATCTGCAGTAGAATTATCTACTCAGATCCATGATCAATCTATATAAGCATAGAATAATCCTAAAGGACTAAATGTATCTATTACTTTTTTAAGATGATATTCTGTTAGTATTTGTACTTTCATATTAGATATGATTATTAAAATAAGATACTCAGTCTTTTAATAGACCATACTCATTGTATATTTCTATGTCATTCATAATAGAATATTTAATAAATAAAATAAAGGACAAGTAATTATACTTGCCCTCTATGTATCTACTCAATAATTTTGTAGACTTAGAATGATTAAAGATTATTTTACTTTGAAGTATGGTGGTCGCATTGCAATGATTTGGATATTAGAATCTAATTCACTACAAGCTTTAACAATCATATCAAATGATTCTTGTCCTAGTGTACCTGCTTCATCAATGAGCATGAAGTCTAGTCATAACTTCTTAATGAATACAAGAGCCATCTTTACTTGTAAGATAATCTTATTTCATTGAGAGAGTTCTGAGTATGGTTTACCATCTAAAGATACATTGAATGTTTCTTTAACTGTACCATTCTTTTGAGTCTTGAATAATTCAATCTCTAATCAGAGTGATGAGATTTTCTTTTCAAGAGTTTTAGTGAATTCTTTCTGAGCTCTATCTATACAATCTAGTACAGCTTGATTATCTAGTTCTCATAGTTCACGAAGATCTTTCTTCTTAAGTTCAAGTTCTTCATTGGTAAACTTCTGAGATTGCAATTGATTATTATAATCATGTTGCTCAGTATATCTAGCTTCTGCAGGTTTCTTAGGAATCTCCATTGCTAGATGTTTAGCTTTCTCTTCTAAGGTATTAAGAATAGGAAGAGCATCAAGAGTTTTAAACTTACTAAGTTTATCTGCGATCTCTTTTCACTCTGTAATATTCTGATCTATCTTAGAGTTAATAGCTGTAGTATCTACATCTATAGATTGATTACATGTAGGACATGTTCCATTAAGTTGAGATTGTAATACAGAATACTCTTTGAGTAATGCAGCTTTATTAGATTCTAATAAAGATTTATCTGAGTTAGATTTTCTTACATTCTCTTGATGGCCAGATACAAGTTCGGACCATTGTCTTACTACTTCTTGTTCAAAGATATTATAGTTATCAATGTCTTTAAACTCTTTCTTTTTGAATGAGTTAATATTTCATTGAAGCCTAGTAATATCTGAGAGAAGCTGATCTTCTTTTCATTTAGATTCAGCAATAGATTGCTTTGTTTCTTTAGCAAGAGTGTCAGAGTATTTGATAGTAGTAATGATACTACCATCTTCTTGTTTTTCTCATACACCTTTTGCTGATAAGAATCAATCAAAAGCTGAGGATAAGAATCAGAGTCTATCTATCTCTAAGAGATCTACAATAGTCTTCCTTTGTTCTGGAGTAGAGAGATCCATAAATGCTCAAGGCATTATATGTTTTGCTATAGCATTCACTTTGTCTATTCCAATCCACATAGACTTAGACATCATAAGAGTCTTGTCGTCTAGGATTATCTCAGCACTTCCAGATGGAAGAGTTCTAGATCATATGAATGTTCCAGAGTATGCAGAGAGAATAGTTCTAAGGATTATAGTCTTACCATATCCATTAGGTTTTTCTAATACATTGACTCAAGGTCAGAATGTTTCTGATACTTTGACTCAGTATTCTGGGTAATCTATCTTTATAGATTTGATCATAAGGATTATATGATTAGGAATTATTATCTTCAAAACATTTAGGACATCTTCATTGAACTTCTACATCGTCTTCGGAGAATGTTTTTAAACATTTAGTACACTTATAAGTTTGGTGTGTAACTGTCTTATGAACTTCAAGAGTCATAGATGAATTGACTATAGTATTATAATCTTTGAGAGCCTGCTTAACAGTTCTATTCATTGAAGTAGAATCTACATTGAGTAGCTTATCAGAATTATATTCAGGATATACTATAGATATTTCTGCTTTCTCTTGTTGTTCATTTCAATTATGATAGTATGCTATCCATTTATCTAAGTCTTCTTCTCAATGTCAGTAGATAGTAAATACTTCTTCTGGATGTAGTAGAGAGAATGCACACATATCAGTAGATCTTTCATACCATTTACATACATTTTCAAAAGGATTGAAGTATCAAGAGATTATTTCTATCTCTTTAAGATACTGATCTTTTTTACATTCTTGTTCTGGAGTCAAATCTATTTCATGCTTAGTATAATATCACATAAGGATTATATCTTAAGGAATAAATCAGATGATACTATATATCATAGTACCATTTTATCTTCTAGTATTACATCAAGTTTTAAAACTCAATGTCATTCTTTTGCATTGTACATTATAGGAGTAGATCCATCATTATTAATATTGCAGTTCAATATAAAAGATGTACCTCACTTAGTAAGATGTAATTCCAAAACTTTGTTTACATATTTATGTATAACATTATATAGGTTTGTTGGAATACTTACGAAGATAGATACATTATTGTCTGCAATGTTTTTAGTAGAGATGTTCTTTCCTACAATCAATTGAATTTCATATACATCATTCATAGTATAGGTTGTTATAATATACTGATATATAATAATCGGAGTATGTTTAAAAGCAAATAGTTATTAGAGTTTCATAACTATTTATTTATTTGAATAAGCTTTCAGTTCTTAAATATATTTACAGGTACAGACACTCTTCATTTTGAAGGTGTCTTATTTTGTATTGGAACTTTCATTGTTTCATACTTAAGCAATAGATTAGTCCATTTAGTAATGAGTTTGTTTATTGCTTCAGTAGTAGCAGGAGTTTTTTTTATATTAAAAATATCTTTCATAATTATTTGTTATGAATTATTTTTCAGTTTACATTTACAGGAAGAGTTTGTCTTCCTTTGAATGGATCTTTATGTTTTATAAATATTAATTGTTTCATCATTATATATTAGAAGATAAAAAATTATTTGTTTCTGCTTTGATTTCTTTTAAGCTAAACTTCATTGATGATAGAGTAGTCATAACATCCATAATCTTTTGATTATGATTAAGCATTTGAGTTAGGTTTACTTCTCAATCATTCTGATAGATAGAAGCTATAGCTTGTATCTCATGCTTCAATGCTATGACTGTATCAAAAGAATCTTTGTCTGCTTCTAGCTGTAACATAATTATTTTATTATAAGATAATCTCAAGGATTCATTCAGTTATTAGAGACTCAGTTGAAGTGAGCAATATCTCACTTGTTACAATATTGTCCTTTGTCTCTATAACAATTAGTTCTAAACCTAGATGCTTTCTCATCATGTACTTGTACTTCATATTCAGTTCAAGTATCTACATGTCTGAGAGTAACTGTATCTTTTAATTTGATACCATATAGGTTTCTGATATCTACAGTTATAGCTACTGATTGTATTCCTGTTTGAGCAAGCTTACATAAGTCTACACCAGAAGCTCAGATACATGGAGTAGAATCATTTTGATTTACATCTCATAGATCATAGTGAGTAAAGTAAATAGGAGCATCTATACCATCATTATCATATGTATGATTACGAGCATTTATAAGAGCTCTACTTCTTCCGGTATAAGATATGTTTCTCCAGTCTTCTCAAGTCTTAAGCCAGAGTTCTTGATGGAGATGATATCCAGTTGTATATCAAGAAAGATCCATCTGTCAGATTCTTTGGCCAGTATAAACTATATCTCCTGTTTGGAGTTTCGTTTCTACATGTGCAAGAATCCAATGGTATTCTAGCCCAGAATCAATCCAAGATAACTTAAGGTAGTTTCATAAGGGTCACTCTATTTGAGTACCATTAGCATCTATTCTCGTATCATGTAGAACTTCTACAGTATACATCTTAACTTGATTCAAATAATCTGGAGCATATATCTCAGCTCTGAATCAAGTAGCTATATCAGTAGCAAGTATTCCACCTGCTCATGGATGATAGTGGTTCTCTTCTTTTTGAGATACATATGGATTATCAGATTTCTTTAATCCATAGAATAGATCTTCTGGTTGTAAGAGTACAGGTATATTAGAACAATCAATAGGTTGCGTAAGAGTTCATTCATATAAAGAATTTATATCTCTACATGATTTCATTCTCTTAACATTGTTCTCACGAACTTTGATTTCTGTCTGGAGTTTTTCTATCATAATAGAATCTATAGAATTTTGATTCTCATCTGATACAATAACTGTATCAAGTTCTTCTACGAATTCTTGTCTGTCTTGAGTAGCATTATCTAATATTCTTTGATCATCATTTATATATATAAATATAATAGTAATGATTGAAAGTAATATTGCAGCTACTAGTAAATATTTATTACGCATCTGTTTTTGTTTTAGGATTTAAAATATCATAGAGAAATCATTTCTCTATTCAGTAAGTCATATTGTCATTGTGCTCATGAAGATCTTCCTCAGACTCTAGAAGTCATTGTGTATTATCTTCATACATTAAATAGATTTCTGGGAGAGTATCAAATTTGAAAATCTTCATATATGATACTATATCTTCATACAAGATTATCTGATATATAAATCAGTCTTCTAATATTAAGTAAGTAGGTTGTCAGTCTTTCTCAATATATAATGCAGCTTCCATCATAAGATAATAATAAAGAAATAAATTAATCTTCTAATACTTTGTTACACATCTGTGTAAGTTCAGCATGTCTTTCATTTAATAGATCTGATTCTAGTTCAGTAGAAGCACTATCTGAATGCTCTTTTAATTTAGGAAGATAATCAGTCTTCACTATATGAGCTAAGCTTTGTTGTTCGTATAAAGATAATTCCATAATAAGTTTTATTGTAAATAAATTAAGCAGAAGATTATATATCTCCTGCTATTTGTTCAAACATTTTGTAGACTCTTTCCAATTTATTAATAAAGATTTATTTAACTTAATTAATTTGGATTGAGTCTTTCGGATTATTTTATTTTTATTTTTGATAAGAATGTTTTCATATATGTAATCAGCATTCTTTACAAACTGTAATTTCATGATCTTTATAAAATGGAGATCCTAAATCATTTGAATCAGTTCAATGATCACAGTTAGGCCAGTATGATAATCATACTATTTGTTCGTAATCACAATGTACCCATCTTCAAATATTTGGAACATTAGGATCTGATACATATATAAGATATTGTCATGAATTATTTCAACATCCTATTCTAGATATCTCTACGACTATAGCTCTAAATTTTTTATCAATAAGATTACTATCCATTGAGAAAGATCAATCTTCAATTGATTCATATAAGAATGATCATGACTCATGTTCATTATCAAGATTGAAGTTTGTTCATTTTCTATAATCAACTATAACAGCTTCTCATAGATATTTTTTAAAAGTATTTATATTTACAAATCCTTTTCAAGGTACGAATTCATTTACTAGCATAAGATTATTTTTAAGAAATACATTGCTTAAATTTATAAGAGTCTTCTACATATCAAGATGGTAATTCTTTATTGGCTACCATCTCTATAGCTTGTGATTCTGTTTCAGCAAATACTACATGCTCTATATCTATAGTAGATACAACGCAGTAAGTATTAAGCTTGAGGTCTATGACTTCATCTTCTTGAAGATGTCACATACCTATTCAAGAATTATGATCTCTATTATGAATACATACAGGAAGTTTTACCAAATCTTTTCAGAATGGTAGAGTAAACATTCTATATTCTACAATAGATATTTCTCACTCTTCATGACATTGTTTGCAGCAATTCATAAGTATTATATTATTCAAATAAGTCTACCAAGATGATGAGTAATAATATTCTCATGTACAGTCTTTGAATCATTCAGATTCAATTTCTTTATCTAGCCATTGATATGTTTCTAGAATTGATTCAAAATAATATTCATCATAATCAGTAGATCAGAAGAATGGCCCATCTTCACAAGGAAGATATTTCTTAACTTCTTCTGGATTAGAAATTACTTTTCAATCAGAAGTAAGTTCTGTACGAACTCAATTCTGAAATAGAGTTCCATTAGAAACTTTACCATCTTTAAGAATAGCTTTATCTAATACAGTCTTACATAAGTTATGAAGTCTTTGTAATTGCTCATGAGATACATAGTATTCTCAGCAATCATCTTCTGAGTCTTGAACATTATCTACGAACCATTTATGAATAGCATTAGCTTTTCTCCAGTACATAGATTCTGTTTCAATGTAACATACTTTATCTAGAGGAATATCAGTTCGTGGTTTTCAATCACGAGAAATATTAATAATGTTATGCTTATTGAGATCATCATGTTCCCAATTTTTAACATAGAACTTTTGTCTCATATACATATCTAATCACATAGGTGTAATATTTAAAAAGGTAAATTTAAAAGCTTTATAGGATTGCCCCATACTTCTTGTGTCATTCAGTATACTTCATCTATACCATATCATCTGTCAGAGTGATCTATATATAATTCATAATAGTCATGTACAGAATCAAGTGGTTGTTTAAGTATTACTGAAAAGTCTCTAAGTAGAGTACATTCCATCATAGATCAAGATCAAGTAGAGTCATCAAATAATCCACAGGTATTACCTGCAGGAATAGTGATAGCTATTTGTTCTTCGTGTTCTAACTCTCTAAGATCTACACAATCTAGTGTAGCCATAAAGGTCAGATGATTACATGTACCTACAGATTCATTGAGCTCTGATATGAAGTCTTCGTACTTTACGAATTCCATTCAGTCTCTTTGTTTCTTTATTGGCCAATTTAATTTAGGACCAGTATCTAATCAGTCAGCTTGCATAAGCTTCTGGAGTTTACGAGGATTGAGATTAAGAGCATCTACTATTTGTTTGAATATATCTTCATACTGATATCCAGTTTGAGAATACATATGAGCAGATGGCATGATATCATAATTACTACAGAGTTCTATTCTAACATTTACTTTCGTATTCTTAAGAATATCTGTAGTAGGATCTGAATCATTTCTATCATAGATAGTATCTCTGATTATATCATAGTTTCTGTCATCATCTATCCATTCTTGTTCTTCATTAGTAAGTTTTAGATTTTCTATAGCTTCATTCATAGAATGAAATTCTTGTTCTTCATACCAATTCCAGATCTTTTCTTGGAGAGATTCTAATGATTGATCATCAAATACTTTCTGGAGATCATTAGGTCTATCAGATAAATCTTCTCTATAATCTACATAGGTAAGATTGTAATCTTTATCTAGCTTTGCTATTATTTGATTTTTAATAGTAGCATCTCTAGTGTCTATAGCTTTGATAAGTATATCAATAATTTCTGAGTAAGGTCTATTAGAGAATTCTTCTCAGATAAAATTGTTTTTTATTTCTGGCATAGATATCCAGACTAGATATTGCAATGCATTTTTTTCATTAAGATCTAAGCATGTATCTATAAGAAGTTGTGAATGCAAATTGTTTGCTACTAAGCAATTTATAATTCTTTGTTTGTCTGTCATAAAAATATAATTAAGATTTAAAATTTCTATAGGTTAAAGATATATCATTATGATTTATTAGAATTGATTTATCTTTAGAATACAATAATAAATTATGTATTACTTTTTCTAGTATATCATTATCTACATGATCAATGAATGGGCTAGTAATAACTTTATCCCATCTTCAAGTCACAGCATTATCATATGCTATCCTACGATAACAATGATTCTGTAATTGTAGTTGTGGATATATATATGGTAGCTCAGTAGTAATCATATATATAACTTGTTTGTATAATCTAGGACAATCCATAAGATGTAATTAATAAAATATTATCTTTGGTAACCGAACCAGTATTCTCAATTTATATGAGATTCATATTCATTACCATCATATGGGTTTAATGCTTCTCATCTTTCAGATGGAGAGAATATAACTTCTTGAGATACAGTAATAGTTCAATCATCTGATTGTCTTATATAAGGACCTCATGAATTTAATTGAGCTATTCCTATATCATCTATTAAATTTTCTACATAATCATAATGCATATCATCAGCTTCATCATCTGTGACGATGGCCCAATCATTTCATTCTGCTGAGAATTCTTTACGATTAGAATCATATTCTACATCATCTAAAGATTCAATAGAAAGATCTGTAATATCTATAAGAGCGAGAAGTCTATCTACTTCTACTGAAAGATCATTAGCTTTAGCTATTACAATTCTATCTACAGATAATCCCATATCATTTATATTTATAGGATCAGAATATGTATCATCTTCAATTGATTCAATAAATGAAATACAATGTTCTAATGTAATTAGGATTCATTCATCTACTTCTTTGAGATGATTTGATTCCCATAGTTCTATAAGTTCTTTCTGATACTCATTATCTGGAACTATATAATCTAGACATTGTCATCCATGTCATTTGAATTCAGCAGACATAGTAAGTTCTGGGTATCAGTTTCTATGTGTGATCTCAATTTTAACAATAGCTTTATCTCAGTTCTCATCGTGGAATGTAAGAGTCTTTTTCATTGCTTCTATCATAATAATATATGATTAGTAAAATAAATTATTTTTGAATTTGTGATTCAACCCATTCAAGTGCTGCGTAATATCATGCAGTAAAATCTGCTTGAGATCAGAATCATTCGTTACAAGCTATATCTATAACAAGTTCTCACATAGCTGTATCTTGTTCTTCCTCAGTTTTATATTGCTCACGAATTTCTTTTATATCAGAATCAGATAATTCATCTGTACATTCTGCTGCATCAGCTATAGTAGAATCCATATTAGATTTAATTTTATGAATAAGAGATTGTTCTAATTTCATAAGCTCTTTGAGTTCTACAGCTTTTTCATATATATGTCATTCTCTTCCTCATTCATCTTCTTCGGATTCTTGCCAATGAGTATATTCGTTTTCCATTATATATCGGAGTATGTCAGAAAGTAGTTCTATTGAGTTTTGATTTAGCATTATAAATAATTAAATATTAAATTCGTCTTTAAGAATTTCAAGAACTTCTGGAAGAGTTCTTCTTCTCATAGTGTATAGATTATCCTTTCAGGATATATATACAAATGGTCTATGTTCTATTCCATCAAATGTTTCATCAAAAGATATTGTTATATAACAATCTTCTAGATCTTCATGTATGAAGTCTATCTCTTGATCCTTTCATTCATCATATGAAGTCTTTAGTATAGATCATATATTGAAGTCTGGATTAGTAACATGTGGAACTACTGTATACATATTGTATCACAGGTGTAATCATTTCATGGGCATATAGTAAATAAATAAAAAGCCCCCAGATGGGAGCATAAAATTATATGAGTCTTTTTTTCCGTTGAGCTTTTTCAATACCTTTGTAGACACAGGACTTATCCTGTATGCGATTTCTATGTTTGTTATCTTCTACTCACTTTATCCAATAATGATAAGTGATTATAGTAACAGAATTCTTAGATGTTTTAAATGTAAATGTATGTCACTTAGATGTAATAGAATGAGTACCTATTCATGACGAGTATACAGCTATAGGATATCAGTTAAAAGTTTCTTCCCTGCAAAGCTTATTGAACTTTGATTTTATATATTTTTTAGCTTTAGGGTAAGTCTTTATTTTTCTGATATATTCTATAACTCTATCACAAGCATGATCTGTTATATTTATTCTCATTATAATCTTTGTTTATAAAGTTCTAGGAAATCTTTATTGGTATCATAGATATCAATAAGTTCCGGTGTAGTGAAGTTCTCCATAATATTTATGATAGCTTCATCCTCAGTCTTTAAACATCATTTACATAATTTATCTTTGAGTAACCATTCTTTTAATCAGACTATTATATTCTGATCTGATTTATCTATAAGCATAATCTGCAAATGAAGTGTTCACTTGCATCATGCTTTAGATTTATATTCACAGTCTACACGAATAAAAAATTGCTCGTTGTATTTTTTTGTTATCATAGGATAGTAATCTTAGGATTAGTTTTTTCAAACTCTTTAAACATCCTAAGTCTAAGACTTTCTAATTGTGCTTCTGGGAATCATTGTTTGTTTTCATAGAAGAGTCAGTAAGTAACTGAGAATATTCTTGATAGATATGAATCATCTAAATCATGAGATGGTTCTAATCCCATAGCCATAACATAATTCATAGCAATGAAATACTTATATAGGAATTCTTCAAAGTCGTCAGTAATTGTTTCAAGCCTTTTGTAGTCAGTAGATAATAGAACTTGTAAGCTCATTCTATCTGAATCAAATTTAACTCTTACCATGTCTTCGTTATCTTTTTCATTTTCCATAATTTTTTACATATAAATTTTCTAAAGTTTTTGCTCTACTAAGTCATACATATATTTCATTATGAGAAAGATCCCCTACATTATGAAATACAACTCTATCCAGAGTTAATCATTGTGTCTTATGGATAGTAGAAGCCCAAGCAAGCTTGAGAGGTATCTGATAAAACTTTCATAGTATCTCTTGTCATCTAGATGTATATCAAACCTGCTCCCATTTATTAATCATAATAGGATGCTGCTTTCATTTTACATCTATGATCACTCATCACTTTACGAACTTTACTACTTTTCACAATGTTCCATTCTTGAGCTCACTATCTATATTAGCTGTGACCATTACTAATGCATCTACTTTAAGTAGTAACTTTATTGGAGTAATACAATTCTTTAAATTGAAAGTTCATGTAGTAACTCAAGTATAAGTTTTTTGTGCTGTGTCTAGTAATGCTATAGCTTTAGCATTGTGTGCATCTACCATACGATTATATGGTATGATATGTATAGAGTTATTCCATACATCTGGAGTGATATCTGTTTGTATTTTAGATACAGCCTCCAATTTATTATCACGAACATCTTGAAGTATATCAAGAAATTCTGGATTATCTTGTCGGAATATTTTAGTAAGGAATATTTCCTTAAATCATTTGTAACATCTAGCATTATCAAATGTAAGTTCTCCATATTGTTTCTTAAATCATTCTATGATTTCTTTATCCATATTTGTATGAGGTACATATACCGGTTGTAATTGAGCTTTATCTCATACAACGATTATCTGTATACCTCCAAAAGGAAGAGATGAATCTGCATAGTGTCTAAGGAACTTATCTATCTGATCAAATTGATCTGGGCCTATCATTGATATCTCGTCTATGACTATAAGCTTTACAGCTCTCCAGTCTAGATCAGAGTATCATGGAGACTTATTAAATTGAAGTCAAAATATTCTAAATACAGAATGCATAGTAACTCCTCATATATTAATAGCAGAGATACCTGTAGATGATGTAAGGATAACATTATGTTTTCCAACTTCTTCTACATACTGCTTTAATACATAGGACTTACCAGTACCTGCATATCATGTAAGGAATATATTAACTCAAGATCTAGCTTCTTTTAAGAATTGTTCTTGAGTCATTTGTTGTTAAAATTAATTTCTAAAAGATTAAACTCTTTTGAGATTTTGGGATCAAGTCTTTGATTAATTGTGTAATACATTACTCAATAGTTTACTTGGTTTTCGCATTGCTTCTCATATTCATATATAGATTTAGCATAGAGATATCATGAACCTATAGAGAAGAAAGGATTATCTTCTCACATAATAGAACATGCAGGTCATTCTATAATCATACATTCGTTATGAGTTATAACAAGCATATCAATAAGATACTTTCACTCACAATATGTATCTTTAATATATTCAGCAAATTTAATAAAATTTACTGATGATATTTTTTCCTTTCCATATACATGAGTGTAAGCAGCTTGAAGTGTTGTGTCTGGAATATGTCTTCATGCTATTGAGATGTATACATTACCACTAAGTTTGAGAACCTTATTCATATTCTCAACCATAGTATGTCATCCTGTTGCATATTTATCTGATGTAATAATGTAATTGCGATCAGATAATCTTTCACATGTTACAAGAGTCATAATTAAATATATTTAGGGGATGTAAATTCTTGAATATACATTTCATATATGACAGTAATAAACCAAATAGAATAGAGAGCATAGAATACCCCCATTCACATTGGTCATACTTGTAGGAATGTAAGTCATACATACATAAAGAATGCATTAAATATCGGAAGTCTTGTTGGGAGATACTTAGGATGTATCTTAGTTTTGTTTTCCATGTTCTAGCAAGGTAAAAAAATAATGACTAAGTTCTAGAAATAATTCTTTATAGAAGTATTCAGAACTAATAACTTTGAATTCTTTATCTGATAGATGAACTAATACTCATGGTCTATCATTTAGAAATTCATAACCTCAAAGTTGTAATAGGTATTTAAGAGATGTATTCATACTAGATTTATAATCTGCATTGGTAGGTATGATTCATAATTTTCATACTACATCAATGGTTCATTGTATGGTGCATTCCTCTCAATGTACAAATATAGATTTCCTATATTTAGTTTCAGTAGATTCTATAGTAACATCATATAATACTTGAAACTTAGTAATTTGTTTATGTTGTGTCTTGGATTTACCAAGAGCAAAATCCTCAGCTTCGTTGTGAATTCTTGTTCATCTTTCACAGGCTTTAGATAATGCTTCTTTGTAATTCCTTTTAACATACTCAAATCATGGATCTACTATGAGTCATAGGATAGTAGTAACAGATGGAATACCATCGTTATATCTATCCCAATCCCAATCAATAGATTGTTTTAATTTGAATCAGTTCTGATCACAGAATTCTTGTATGTTCATAATTATTTATTAGTAAGGAGCTCAGTTTTGTACTGCAGCATTTGCTCATTTGTTTTGATTAAATATTGCTTCTGCTCAAGCTACAGTAATTTCTTCTGTCTCAGCATCTTGAACTTCTTCTTCACTTCCAGATGCAATAGCTTTTTGATTAGTAGAAGAGTAATCTTGATATGCTTCTTGAAGAGTAGCTTTCCCTCATTCAACTGAGATAATTTTCATAGGAGTAGGGTTTCCGAAACTATTTTCAAAGTGTTGTTCTTGTAGTCCATGTATATATTCTACATCATCTATATTAGATCCAAGCATCATTTGAAGAGCTTCATAATCTATATGACTTAGGAAGTTTCCTTTCTCATTCTTAGTAATAGAATGTTTCACTATTACTTGAGACTCAGCTATAGATCTTACAGCTTTCATAGAGTTTGATTCTCTCACTTTATTAAATTCTGGAAGAGCTTTATCAATTGCAGCGAGAAGAGTTCCGTCTGCAGCATCACATCTTTCTTGAGCATCATTATCCCAAGTAATACCGAAGTATTGTGGTTTCATGAATGTTCTAAAGTATTCATCTTTATGTTCTCCAGAAGTGAATCTTCCGTAGACTACAAATGATTTAGAGAGTTCTGATGAATCATAAGGTCTTCCCTCTACAGTTTTACCTTGCTTGTAGAAGAAGTTCATATCTCCATTAAGAATTTTAGATTTGATCATAGCTTGGAATCCTTGTTTATCAAAGAATCAAAGTATGTTTCTACCTCATCTTAAACCGATAGGTTGTTCTTTACTAGTGAAACGAGAGTATTCATTCGTAGTAAAGTATACAGCTTCATTAGCTGTAAATCATGAGTTGTCTACAGGGTAGCATTGTCCAGAGAATACTTCTAGAATAGAGAGAATGTTATAAGAGATAGGTCACTCTATAAACTTTACTTCTCCAGTAGATGCTTCTTTGATCTGGAACTTTCCTGCTTTCTCTGGATCTGGTTCTTTTCAAGGAGCAGGGTTATAAACTTTCAGAGTATGTATTTGAGCCATAACTGACTCAGTTGCTTGAGATCATCCAGAGTTCTCTAGCATACTCATATCTGGCATCGCTACTGCTGTTGTAGCTTTAGTGGTATCTTGTGTCATATAAACAAAGATTAGAATGTAAAAAGGCTGTTAGGCCAAGGTGTTATATTTCCCTGTTGGGATTTAGAACTATAATTTTGTAGACTCTTGTTTTAAGCTTTCAGTTATTTCATTCATCATTTTATTGTATTCATCTATAACTACTATGTAATCTATTTCTTTATACTCTTTTATTTTCTCAAGCCTATCAAGTAATTCTTTTGATATGAATGTATCACATCATGTAACTATCAATCATATATTCTCATCTACTAATAAATCTCATAGCATTGCTCTTCCAATAACATTATTGTATTGTCCAAGAAATTCTATTTTATATTCTCACTCATAGTGTTCTACGAATACATAGTCTTCTGCATATGTTCAATACTTCTTTGTTTCTGCATCATTTAGTTTTTCATGATGGTCTATGAATTCTTGTATTTTCATTATGCAAATACTTTAGAATCTAAAGCATCGTGTTCTACTAGGTTTTCTGCAGCTTGATTGTGATTCATTTTTCAGAATGAATGTTCGTATCATTTTTGTTTAGTAATGAATACAGGTCATATACCTGCAGCGATTGCTATCAATGTATTTCTGAATCTTGAATCTTCCATTATGTATATTTTAAATTGTTAAGATGAATATCAGTAAGAACATCAACTCAAATAATATCTTTATTTGAGTGACATTTCCTACAAAGAGCCATAAGGTTTTCTATTTTGTCTTGTTCATCTTTATTATTTTTTCAGAACTGAGATCGTTCTATTAAGTGATCTATATCACATGGATGTTTTCAACAATTTTCACAATTGATTTCATGAGGCATCAATCAAAAGTATTGTAGGTAAACCTTGATATGGTTTTGCATAATTAACTTTTAGTGAATCAAGAACATGAGCGACATTCTCATTTGCATTTATCTATAAATCAGAATAACTCAAGCACTCAGCATTTACATGTATAGTAATATGCTGTTGCTGTAAGAACTGATTTATTTTTTCATGCTCACATCTCTAACATTTTAGTAGGCATAGATGTAACCATTTCTTTTGTAAGAGAATACTTCTCTAACATAGCTGTAATAAATTTATTCATTTTATATTTCTTCAAGAACTAAAATATAATCATTGAGATTCTTTCATTCTTTAGCCATCTTCTCAAGTCGCATTACGACTTCTGAATCTATAGAGAATTTAAGAGTTCTATTATTAGAATCTTTCATCTCAGTTACACGACCATTGAATTCATATTCTCCTGCAGCTTTACGATCTCTCATATACTGATTGTGAATACCTGCCATTCTTTTTACGAATGTTTCATCAGTATCTTTAAGAACTTGCTGAGGTTTCTTAATGTTTTCATACTCAGATCTGAGTGAAACATTATAAGATTTAGGAGATAGAATTATATGACATACATAATTCATCTTAAGAAGTTTTGGGAGATCTCTTACTTTGAACGATATAGTCCAGAAGTAATCTTTATCCATCTTAGCTTCTTTGAATTCTGGTACAGTATGATGGCCCATAATACCAGTATCAATTACAAGGAGTTCTACTCATTGCTGCAATTCTTCTGATACATGTTCCATATCTTCCATCATAACTTTCTCTTCCTCAATAGGAGTACGATCAAACATAATAAATATGTTAGTAAATAAAATATAGCTTGTAGTAAGCTATGCCCTATGGTCATAGATAAGTATAACCACAGAGCATAACCTTTTAGTTATGTTATATTATTTCTATTTCCATACGAGGATTCTTTGTATCTTTTCCTCATACTGTAGTATGTTTTTCTATAAAGTATTTCATATTGTCATCTGGAACGCATCACAGTTCCACGAGAGTGTCGTTAAAGAACTTAGAGAGTACAGCATCCCAATTATCTAAATCGGATATTCTAGCATAGTATATAGTGAGACATAGACCATATGGAGTTTTAAATGTTTTTCATTTAAGTTGATCCTGTATTATTTCTTTGAATTTAATTTTAACTTGATTACTCATAATGAAATGACAGTTTCTGTACCAGTTCATATTGAGTGATACTTTTTTGTTCTTCATTGTTTTTCTTTCAAGCTCAATGTAGAGAGGACAGATAATTTTCATTATTTTAATTTTAGGTTAGTGAATGATTTGCACTTAGTACATATCATATTGTGGACGATACCAGTCTTTCATCTATTGAAAGTTCTGAATCTAATAGGAGCATTACAGCACTCTGATCTATATCAAAGTAAGTAAGTCATTATTCTTTTCCATAGGTTTTTCATACATACAAGATTAAATAAATATAACTCTAACATATATAGTTATATACTTATTGAATAACAATGCAAATAAAAAATGCTATTTTATTATAAATAGCATTTACTTTTTTATGTAACTCTGTTTCGCTTACGAAAGTTTCTTCCTCATCCAAATCGTACAGCCCAGTATACTACAGTAGGTTGTAGCTTTTTAGGAGTTCTATATATATCTTCGTTTTCTTCTTTGATAAGTTGTAACATAAACTTATCAGCGAACTTTCTATTATATAGAAATTCAGTAGTAGTTGCATTAGGATTTTGTATCTTACCATTCTTCTTAAGTTTATTAAACTTAGGAGAGAGATTGTTTGAATCTATGATAGTAACCTTACAATCTTTATCTGTGAATCTATCGTGTGCGAGATATGCTACATATTCGTCTTTCTCTGAGATCCAACGAGCCCAAGATGGTATAGTACCAAAATCAAATAAATATCATGCAGGGATAACCATATACTCATTCTGATGATCATAATCAATCCATACAAGTATATCATGATCTAGAGTCTTATATAGATTTCTATCTACATAGTTTATAGAATGGTATCTGTTTCTCGCTACATAAGAATATTTTACATATTTCTTATTATTAAACATCAGAAATTTCTGATTTATATTTACTGAGTAATTCATAATACTTATTTTTACGGATCTTTACGGAAGATCTAAATTAGATTTTGTACCTATAGATTTCTTGCCTTGGCAGTTCCAAGCTTTTCTAGCCCAGTAGTTTGGAGTAGTCTTATCATTGGCTCATCCTATTCCAGAACTACGAGCACAGTATGAATCTCATGCTTTTGTTCAGGGTTTCATAGTATATCAAGTAGCTCAGAAATGTACTTTCTTTCAATCTACTACGACATAGTATTTCTTTCACTTGTTATTTGATCTGTGTACTTTCATCAGTTCTTTGTAATACAATATTAAATGGGCCAGATGTGAATCTTTGTTTCTTTGGTATTGAGTTATAAAAGAATGTTTGGTAACTTCTAATATAACATCATGCTCATGTTATATTAGTTTTATAGAATTTTTTTCAGTCAATAGTATTTTCTCATCCGAATATCCATTCTCAATCTAATATACCATCATTGTTTTTATCTCACTTTCATCAGAATTCTCAAGTTTCTTTTCGTTCTGAAAAAGTAGTTTGAAGTGTTCTATGCTTTTTAATATCAATCATCTTATCCATTTGAGTATCATTCATAGTAAGAAGATCATAATCACTAGAACATAATAGATAGTCATCCCATATGATAAGTCATAAAGCCCAGTAACTACTTTTAGATACCATCTTAATAGGTTCTCATAAAATAAATTCTGGGACTTTAGGAGCTATAAATTTATAGGTCCATATATTTCTTTCTGATTTATTTTTAGAATAGAATTCTCATATATTGTGAACTGATCACATAAGCATGAAAGAAAATAACATTAATACAAAGAATGTACTTAATAAGTATGTAATTATTTTTTTCATTTTTTTATATTAGAATATATTTCTTTTCATGTAGAGATGTTTTCAGATACTGTTTTTCAAATCAATCATATCTCTAGTCATAAGACTTGTATTATACACGCAGCTCATACCCAGTCAAATGTACCATTAAGTTGTATTCATTTTTCTATAGTGTATATTGAGTATAGAAACCAAAATATTCATACAAATGCTATGATAGAATATGTTGGTCTAAGATGTTTTCATCCTATCCATCAAATGACTATTCATATAATCAATATTATAAATCATATAGAAATTATCAGGAATATGTTTTCTTGTATAATCATTTTTTTTCTTATTAATATACTTCTATAGCAATTAAGTGTCTTCCTCATACAGCATTATTTTCATACCAAGCATCTACATTGTTTGTCTGGAAACTGTTTAGTATTTGATATGTTTTATCAAGATTAACATGAGGACTATATAGATACGACTTCATTGTCTTTCATAAATGTGTAGCTATATAGTCTGCAGTATAAGCAGTATTACCTATATGCCAAGTAGGATTAGGAATATGAACTCATCCTAGGAATATTATGTTTCCATATATTCTATAGTATACAGTTCTTCATAATATTGTTGTAGTAAGACTTACTTCTGCAGTAGGAAAACTTGCTCATGGAGTAAGTGTTCATTCTACTTCATGTATTGTAACTCAGTCTTTTATGTTTTCTGCAAGAAGATTAGGATCTTCTTCTCGTCTCCATGTTTTATCAGCCGAATAATATTTATATCTTATTCAGCCTTTTATATGAACTTGTCAGTTAGTAGGAGATGTAGGGTATATTGACATAGGTTTTAATTAAGAGCTATCCATACTGTACCTGTACAGAAGTATATAGTATTCTGGGAAGTGTTATAGAAATGATTTCATCCATTCCCTGTAACAGCAGGAGTGTTTGGTCCAGAACTATATCACATTACTTGCTTCCATACAGGAGAACTTGATGATGTTGTTCCATAACATACCCAAGCTTTTTCTGAATCATACTCTTTTGCTAGTGCTGAGTATCATCCATTACTATCTCTTTTACCTATCATAGAATAATGAAAGTATTGAGATGTAATTCAAGGTGGAGTATTTGTTGAACCTGCAACTTTTACAAATCAGCTCCACCCCATAGGTTTAGAGTAATTTGTACTAGCTGCAAATGTATAGAGAGGAGAATTTATTTTTCATGAATTTGTATCATCAAACTTTTTAGATCAAGTAATATCTACATCTCAAGCTATAGGAACTTTTTTTGTTTGCAGTTCATCTATCGCTTCTTGTACATCTTCTGCAGTAAGTCAGCTTACTGTATTATCATATGATACATCTATTGCAGCAGATATGAATGATAGTTCTCATACTATATCATTTAAGTATTCTACAGTTACAAGATCTTTATCATCTCATATATCTGAAAGATCTACATTCATTTTAGTGAGGCCTTGTATAATAAGTTCTGCTCAAGTAGAAAGTATTATTTCTGCATTGGTAGATACTTTTTTAAACTCAGCTACATCATTAATTCAGATGCCTGCATTAAATATAGACTTAGCTATAAATGTTTTTATACCATCTATATCTTGATCATTTGTTTTTAGAACATAGTTTATACTATCTATAAGAGGAACTTCCGTACCATCTTCAAATAAGAAATAAAATATATTATTCTTATTATAAAACTTTACAAATCCAGTATCTGGATTAGCAGGTTTACTGGATAATATTTTTGTATAGAGTGATCCTATTTGTTTCATAGTATAATATTACTTAGTTATAATTTTCCCTTCCCTTTCTATTCTATCAATTAAAGCTATGCCCCTAGAAACCTCTCAAGAGAGTTTTACTAGTAGCTCTATAATTTTATCTTCTGATGCCATTATGTTTTTATGTTAAAATATTTTTTATCTCATTAAACTTACCTCTTGCGTATTCAAGTCTAGGGTCATCATTCCCCTCTGCTAATACTTCTATACAACCTGCTAATAAATTTAGTTGGTCAGAGAGAGAAGCAATATCATTTATTAACTTTAATTTCTCTTGCTTAGCTTTTTGTAATTGCATTTCTTTTTCTCTTGCCTTAACTTCATCAGTTTTAATAAATTTTCACCCAGTATACTTATATCAAAGATTTATTTTTTCAATATCTAACTCACTTAAAACCACCCTTTCCTTCTCTATTATTGCGAAAGTTTCCTTTCAATCATTTATCATTTCGTATTCCATTTTCTATTATATTAAGATATAAATTCTGCTTTTATAACAGTTATATTTGAGACAAGATATTTATAAGTTTCTCAAGCTATAACTTGAAAGGAAAGAGTATGAGTTGTAATTCAATACGGATTCATACGGCTCTCTTTTGTTTGAACTCAATTCACATATCAAAATATATAAGCAGCTCAAGTGAAAGTTCAAGTAACCTCTACAACTCAGTCTTTAGAAGCTGTATATGTTACATTATTTTCAAGATTAGATCTCCCCTTAATAACTGGAAGTAAAAGCTCTACTAATACTTCTGTTTCTGAATGTATTGTTCCTATTCATTTACCTGAATTTAACATATTTATATCTCA